ATGCGTAAGAGGAGAATGCGCGGGGGCGAATTCGAAGTGCTCTCGAAGGACGACGCCCGCGCGATCGTGCGGCTGCTTGGCGAGGTCGCGGTGTCGGAGGAGAGCCTGCCTGCGAAGCGCCAGCGATTGATGGACGGGCTGTGCGGGTTGATCGACGCCGATTGCTGGACGTGGGCGCTGGGGATCAACCTGAGGCCCGATTCCCTGCCCGCGTGGGTGCTGCAGCTGCACGGCGGGTTCGACGACGAGCGATTGATGAAGTTCGTGCGCGCGCAGGAGCATCCCGATTTGACGGCGCTCACTGCGCCGTTCGCCGCATTGATGATGGAACGGAAGGCGCACATCTCGCGCCTTCGTCAGCAGACCGATCCCGAGGATCGCTTTCGATCGAGCGGCGCATATCCGCTGTGGAAGGAGGTGGACGTGGCGCCCGGCATCATGTCGTGCCGCCCCGTGGACGCGACGACACTGAGCGCGGTCTCGATTCATCGCCGGATGGACGAGCCGCTTTTCACCGCGCGCGACCTGCGCATCGCGCATATCGTGCTCACGGAGGTGCCGTGGCTGCACCCGAAGGCGAACGCCGGGCGCGACAGCGCCGGCGTGCCCGCGCTTTCCCCAAGGCGCCGCACGGTGTTCATGCTTCTCGTTCAGGGTTACTCCCGCGGGCGGATCGCCTCGAATCTCGAACTCTCCCGGCACACGGTCGACGAATACGTGAAGGAAATCTACCGGCACTTCGACGTGCATTCGCAGGCGGAGCTGATCGGTCGGTTCACCAAGGGGGATGGAGGAGATGCATAGAATGCGGAAAGTGAAGGGTGGCAGGCCGCCGATGGACCGGCTCGATGCGGGCGATGCGCGGCGGATCGTGCGCATCCTCGGAAAGGTGTGTGCCTGCGAGGTCGGGCTGGCCGGCAAGCGCCGCCTCTTGATGGAGGAGCTGTGCGCCCTGCTCGACGCCGATTGCTGGACATGGGTGGCGGGCATGACGCTCGATCCCGCCACTCCGCCGACCTTCACGCTCCTTCTCCATGGAGGACTCGACGAGGCGCGCTTCGCCCGATTGATGCGCGCCCAGGAGCACCCCGACATGGCGTGGCTCACCGCGCCGTATTCCGCGCTGCTCCGGGAAAGGAACACGCATGTCACGAGGATGCGCCAGCAGACCGACCCGGGGGATCGGTTCCGCGGCAGCGGCGCCTACGCTCTGTGGCTGGAGGCCGACGTGGCGCCGGGCATCATGTCCTTCCGCCCCACCGGGCCGTGCGCCATGAGCGGAGTGACGATCCATCGCCGGATCGCGGAGCCGCTCTTCACCGAGTGGGAGCTGCGCATCGCGCACATCGTGCTCACCGAGGTCCCCTGGCTGCACGCGAAGTCTGCGGCCGGGGACTCGGACGGGTTTCAGCCCGCGCTCAGCCCGCGGCGATATACGATTCTCAACCTCCTGCTCGACGGACAGTCGCGGCGGGCGATCTCGGAGCATCTCGGGATTTCCGTTCACACGGTAAACGAGCACGTGAAGGGAATTTACGGGCATTGCCGCGTGCACTCGCAGGCGGAGCTTATCCATCGCTTTACGAGCGGCGACGGCGGGCACGCGTAGGCTGCCCCCTGATTTGGGGGGTGTTCCCGCCCGTTCGATCCGTGTTACTGCACCGGGCATGAGCACGAAACGACTTTTTGGCCGTTCTTTGCGCGTTGCCGCGGGGCTTGCGGCGATGGCCGTGCCGGGGGCGCATGCGCAGGAGTGGAACTGGACGGCCACCGAGGAGACCTCCGTCGGCAAGGTCAATGCCATCGAATTCGTCCTCGATCCCGGCGGTTACTACAATGGCTTCTACGCCGTGACCGAGGGCGGCGATCTGCTCGCCTCCGAGGACGCAAGCACTTGGACGACCTACAATATCAGCTCGGGTCCTCTCTACGATATCGCCAAGGAAGGGCTGTCGAAGCTCGACATCCTCGGCAGCGGCACGTCCGCCCTCATGGAGCCCTATTACCCCGGCTTCCTCGATACCTGGGTCAATATTCCGGTAAAGAGCGTGAGTGGTGGAACGACGTTCAACTCGCCGAATCTTCGGACCTTCGGCGTGGGCAACGGCCTGCTCGCCATGGGCACGACCGCGAACGCCTTCGCATGGCGCGACCTTCTTGATTCCCTGTTCCAGAAACCCGGCACCTCGTCCTCGAACATCCCGGGCAACCCCGGCCAGATCGTGGACATTGTCTATCAGGTCGCCAGCTCCGGCACACCCGGCGTTCCGGTGCTGAAGTGGTGGGCGCTTTCCACCGCCGGCACGGGCAGCTTTTCCGTCTACAGCTCGCCGCTCGCCGATGTCGGGTATTCCTTCACGAAAAAAGGGGAGTTTGCGGAGGCGGGGGATGCCGCCGTGGCCCTGGCCGTCTCGGACGATGGAATGACCTTTGTCGCCGTGGGCGGCAGCCGCGTGCTGCGCTCGGAGGATGGCGGCGACACATGGACGAGCTGGTCGCCGCCGTCCTCGCTTCTGGGGGAACCGGTGTCGCTCTCGACCGTCCGCTGGCTCAATCACGGCTTCGTCGCCGGGACGGAGGCGGGGGACATCTTCACGTCCGACGACGGCTTGCAATGGACCTATCGCGGCACGCCCACGCCCGGGCAGGCGATTCACGACGTGATTTACGGGAAGGACCTCTACGTCGCCGTGGGGGGGAACTCCGCCAACGAAAGCGGCTGGATCGCCATCTCCGATGCAAGCCTCAAACCCTCGCCCACTCCCGAGCCGCCGGGCCCTCCGACCGCCGGCCCCACCGGCTCGTCCGGTCCGAACAACGCTGCGGTCGTCGCTCTCCTGCAGCGGCGGATCCAGAAGGTCGGCAAACAGCTCAAGGCCGCGAAGGCGCTGGCGGATCCCGCGCGGCGCGCCCGGAAGCTCAAGGCGCTGAAGGCCAAATTGAAGCGGCTCAAGCGGCAGAAAAAACACTTGTCCTGAGATGAAACTGTATCGCCGCCATCGGGAAAATCGCGCGCTCTCTCTGTCTTTGGGCCGACGATGGCTTGCGGCTTTCCTATTGGTATTGGCGGCAGCTCATTTGCATGCGGGCAACATTCCTGGCGGACAGTTCCAGATCACGAATCCGAACTGGACGCTCTCGTCCACCGACACGTCGAAGTCCGCCACATACACCATCTCGATAGAAAAGCTCTTGCGTCCCTCCCGCAGCGGCTACGACTTGGGGCGGCTGCCGGTTGCATGGCTTGTCGCCTCGAAACAAAATTTCTCGGTCCTCGATTCCAACGCGAACTCGTTCAGTTTTATCACGCTCGCTGAGTGTCCCGCCTCTCAGCAGCTATATTACGGCCAATACTTCACAAATTTCTATCGATCGGGGAGCACGTTCAACAGGACGGACAATGCGCATTTTTCTGGCACTTACTACGTCGGAGTCATTGTTACGGACGAGTTCAACACCGCCTCCTGTTATGGTCAGGTCCGGACGATTACGTTCACGAACGGCCCGCCGAAGACCTACACGCTCTCGACCTCCGCCTCCGGGGGCACGATCGCGCGCTCGCCGAGCCAATCCTCCTACGTCGACGGCACGGTAGTCACCCTCACCGCCACGCCGTCGTCCGGTTACGTCTTCTCGGGGTGGAGCGGCTCGGTGACCGGCACGTCGAATCCGGTCACCCTCACGATGAACGCCAACAAGAGCGTCACGGCGCTCTTCACCCGGCTTTACACTCTCACGGTCAATGCCTCGCACGGCAGCGTGAGCAAGTCGCCCAGCCAGTCCACCTACAAGTCGGGCACGAGCGTCAAGCTCACCGCGACGCCGGCGTCGGGCTACGTCTTCACCGGCTGGAGCGGGAGCGCGAGCGGCACGACGAACCCGCTCACGATCACCATGAACGGGGACAAGACGATCACGGCGAACTTCGCGCCGTCGTATTCGCTGAGCGTGAGCGCCTCGCACGGCAGCATCGTGAAATCGCCGAACCAGTCGACCTTTGTCTCCGGCGCCAAGGTCACGCTCACCGCCACGGCGGATTCCGGCTACATCTTCACCGGCTGGAGCGGCGCGCTCAGCGGCACGGCGAATCCCGCGACGCTCACGATGGACGGCAACAAGTCCGTGACGGCGAACTTCGCCCGCGCCTACGAAATCTATCTGCTCGACAACACGTCCGGCACCGTTGTCCGGTCCGCGCCCGGGCCGTATGCCGTCGGCACGGTCGTCACGCTCACCGCCGTGCCGAAGTCCGGCTACGTGTTCAATCGCTGGTCGGTGGCGGGCGGGTATTCCACCGACAACCCGATCTTCGTAACCATGGATTCCGACAAATCCATGTCGGTCAGCTTCTCGCGGCTCTACACGCTCACCGTCGCCGCGAGCCACGGCACCGTCCTGCGCTCGCCGAATCTCACCTCCTACCCGAGCGGCACCAACGTCACGCTTACCGCGACGCCGGCCTCGGGCTACGTCTTCACGGGCTGGACCGGCAGCGTGACCAGCTCGGAAAACCCGGTCACCATCGCGATGGACGGCGCCAAGAGCGTGACGGCCAACTTCACCGCGATCCACACGCTCGGCGTCTCGGCGGAGAACGGCACCGTGACGAAGACGCCGAACCAGATCACCTACCTCGACGGCGCCGTCGTGACGCTCACCGCCACGCCCGCGACGAATTACGCCTTTACTGGCTGGACCGGCACGCTGACGAGCCAGGCCAATCCCCTCGCGCTCACGATGCGGAAGAGTCACGTCCTCACGGCGCATTTCAGCCGCACCTACCAGCTTCAGGTCGATCCGTCCGTCGGCACCGTCGTTCGCAAGCCGCAGGGGGACTGCGTGCTCGAGAATACGAAGGTCACGCTCACCGCCGTCGCTCCGAAGGGGTATCGCTTCACCGGTTGGACCGGCACCTACACGGGCACGCTCAATCCCATGGTCATCACGATGGACCGGGACTGGAGCCTGCGCGCAAATTTCGTCGTCGAGGACGATCCGCGCGTCGTCGCGGTCTTCGAGAAGGACATCCTCGTCACGCCCTCGCCCGGCTGGGCCTACTGGCTGAACGCGATGGGCCCCGTTGGGAAATCCGAGAACTACCAGCAGCTTGCCCGCACCGCCAGCGCGTGGGACATCTTCGATGGCAACGGCGTCGCCGGGCTGCCCGACGCGGCGCCGTTCGGCAACGGCTACCTCGGCACGATCGATCCCTCGGGGGCTTTCGGCGACCTCGCCGGCGCGCCCGGCGGCCACCCCGGGCCCGGCCTCGACGCGGGCGCCGTCGAGCACTACGTGCTGGCCAGCTACACCTTCGGAGCGACCGGCTATTACTCGATCGTCGGATCCGCGATTGAAAGCGCGGAATCCGGCGGCAACGGCCTCAATCTCAGGATTTATCTCAACGACCGGCTCCTCGCCTCGAAGTCGACTCCGCCGGGGGCCGGGGCGACGGCGACGTTCGATATGAGCCTCGGCCGCGTCGCCGCAAACACGCGCCTGTTCGTGGCGGTGGGGCCGGGGGACTCCGACGCCGGCGACGCCTTCGCGCTGGCCTACACGATTCGCCGCGATTCCGATCCGCCCCCGCCGACGGGTGTGGCCTCGCCGACGGGCGCGGCCTCGCCGGTCCGCAAGCGGCTCACGGTAACGAAGCCGACCGCGAAGATCAGCGGCCACGCGTCGGGCAGCGTGGTGGCCGTGCGCCTCACGGACCTGCGCACCAAGCGCACGGTCACAGTGCGCGTGCATGGCGGGAAATGGAAAGCGAAACTGCGCAAGCTCTCGAACGGGACGACGGTGATCACGGTTGTGGGCGTGCTGTCCAACGGCAGTCTCACCGCGCCGACGCGCATCCGCATCAAACGAAAACAGGAGTGAGCCAGACGCATATTCCTGCAACCCCACCCGACTACGAAAAGTGAAACCTTCGTCCCTTCGTTTCCCGGCGACCTGCGCCGCCGCCCTTTTTCTTGCGATTCCTCTTCTCCGCGCCGCGGTGGTCGAATCCTCCGAGGGCGGCGCCGTCGGCAATTTCGGAGGCTCCACGGGCATTTCCGCGAACCTCGGGCTGGCGGGTGCGACGAAGAACAACGGCGCGGCTTACGTATTTCAGAGCCTGAGCACTGCGACGGGCGCCGTGACTCAGAACGCCACGCTTGTTGCCTCGGACGGCGCGCTGGTGGATGACTTCGGAATCTCGGTGAGCATGTCCGGCTACAGCGCGCTGGTGGGAGCGTCCGGAGACGACGACCACGGAGACGACTCCGGTTCCGCCTACGTCTTCCGCAATTTGAACACCGTCACCGGCACGGTAACGCAGGCCGTGAAGCTCACCGCGTCGGACGGCGCCGCAGGCGACCGGTTCGGCTACTCCGTGAGCCTTTCGGGAAACAACGGCCTCGTCGGCGCCGTCTCCGATAACACCGACCGGGGCGCCGCCTACGTGTTCCGGAGCCTGAGCACCGCGACCGGCGCGATCACGCAGAACGCGAAGCTCACGGCGTCGGACGGCGTGGCTTATGACAACTTCGGCGCGTCGGTCAGCCTCTCCGGCGCTCTCGGAATCGTCGGCGCGACGGGTGAGGGAGCGGTCTATGTTTATCGAAATTTGGACACGGTGACCGGCGCCGCCACCCAGAACGCAAAGCTCGTCCCCTCTGGCAGTGTGGGATTCGCGCAATTCGGCTACTCGACGAGCCAGGAACTCACCACCGCCCTCATCGGCGCGAATTTCGAGAGTTCGCAAAAGGGCGCGGCATACCTCTTTCGAAATGTGGATACCGCAACGGGCACGGTGAATCAGAACGTCAAACTCACGGCTTCCGACGGCGCTGCCAGCGACTACTTCGGTGAGTCGGTGGCGCTCTCCGGTGGTGTCGGACTGGTCGGCGCGATCGGTGACGACGACAAGGGCAGCTACTCGGGGGCGGCTTATCTCTTTACAGGCCTGGACACGGCGTCCGGCGCGGTGACCGAGGATGTCAAACTGATTGCTTCCGACGGCGCGAGCGCCGATTATTTCGGCTCGTCCGTAAGCGTGGAGGGCGATGTGTTCCTTGTTGGAGCCAGTGGCGCGAACGGCATGGCTACCGACACCGGCAAGGCCTACAGCGGGAGCGTCAGCTCGGTCACCACACTCGACACCGGCGGCGCCAGCCGCAGCATCGACGGCATCAGCTTCACCTCACGGACGGATTGGGTAATCGGTGACGCGAGCGATTCCAACTCCGTCACGCTCACGACGGGCGATGCGGGCAATATCACCGCAGCAGGCAAGGGAGTGTATATCGGGAGAAATGCAGGATCGGATTTCAATACGCTCGTTCTCGCGGGCACCCTCACGGCGACCGGGGTTTACGTCGGCTCGCCCGACGGGAATCTTGGGAATGACTTCCGCCTCGAAAACACGGCGATCTTCACGATCGGCAGCATCTATCTGGCTCCCGGTAACGAGCTGACGCTTGCCGGCTACTACGCAGATGTTCCCGCCGTCCTCGATCACTTGGGAGCGACGGACCTTCTTGGCTGGAGCGGAAGCGAATGGGAGACAGCGAACTCAGGGAACTACTCAAGTTATTTCACAACCTCATTCGTAGATGGCTACACCATGCTTTCGACGGTTCCGGAGCCGGGAACTTGGGGAGTGGCCGTCGGAGCCGGCCTGCTTATTCTGGCGGGAATGCGCCGCTCGCAGAAATCGCATTGACATAGGAGGCGTCGCTCCGACTGGGTGGAGATCGGCAAAGCTGGCGGCGATGCCAGACCAGAGTAAGCGTCCCGCTACTGGCATTCCGCGTGACGCTTGCCAACGAGGCGCTTTCCGGCGACGCCTCCAACAAAAAACCCGCAGAACGAGCGTTCATGCGGGTTTGGGAGTGGTGCAGCCGGAAGGACTCGAACCTTCAACCTTCTGATCCGTAGTCAGATGCTCTATCCAATTGAGCTACGGCTGCTTGGGAGTCGGAAAATAAAGCGGAGAATCCTCGCGCCGTCAATTTCGATTTTCCAAACCTCGAGGGAAAATGGGTTGGCTGGGACTCGAACCCAGAACCAACGCCTTAAAAGGGCTTTTTTTGTCTCTTTCATGTTCGCTCTCCTCCTTTATTTGTCTTGCGTTAGCCTCATGCAGAGGCAAAGAAACGTGGCAAACGTGGCACACGAACGTGGCAAAAAAATCTGCAAAAAAACAAAATCCCGCGCGCGGAATTCGCCTGCATGGCTCGACTTACGAGCTGAACATTCAGCGCAATGGAGTGCGTCAGTTTATCAACCTCGAGACGACTGACTTCGCCGAGGCAGTAAAGCGCGCGGAGGAGGTGCGGAGGAACCCCACCCTTCTCCCCGGATCCGGACTGGATGCCGAGATCGAGCGCTTCATCACTTACAAACTCGCGAAGCGTCAATATACCGAGCACACCGCGCGCACGAAAAAGAACAAGCTCCAACTCCTGCGCGCCGCCGTTCCGCCAGGAAGCTCCGCCGCCAGCGTGACCACGGCGCAGCTTCAACGCTGGCATGACGACATGGAGAGCCAACTCGAGTCGGCCACGATTCACGGCTACATGATGACGGCGCGCGCCTTTTTCCGCTGGGCGATCGATGTCGCAAAGTTGCGGAGGCGAAATCCGGTCGAGGGTCTGAAAATGGTGAAGCTCGAGAAGCGCGCGAGAAAGGACTTTTGCAGCTACGAGCTGCGGGATCGATTGGTCCGAGATTGCGAGGATCCCGAGCTGAAATTCATCCTGTTCGCCGGCTTCCATGCCGGGCTTCGATTCAGCGAGATTTCGGAGGCCGTTCCGTGGTGGTTTGACCTCGAGCATTTCCGCATCTCCCTGCGCAAGACGCCGACGATGCGATTCAAAGACAACGAAGAGCGCGCGATTCCCCTCACCCGCGAGTTTGCCGAGTTTCTGCGCGGCTACGGCCTGCGCGCACCTTTTATGGTTGCCCCCGATGCGCGGAAGGGAAAATGGCTCTACCGCTACGATTTCCGGGCGAAGTTCATGTCCTACATGCGAGCCCAGAACGCGCCGCGCTGGCTCACGCCGCACACGATGCGGCACACATTTGCCAGCTTGCTCGTCTCCGCCGGCGAGAGTATCTACAAGGTCGCCATGTGGCTCGGCGACGACGTGCGCACGGTCCAGAACCACTACGGCCACCTGGCGCCCGATGAGGGCGGAATCGAGAAGGCTTTTTCGGCGCGCGAGCATGGGATTCACGCAGCGGCATTCAAGGGCTCCGGCCACTCGCCCGCGGTGAGACGGTCGCAGGCGGCGTCGAGCTGATTGGCATCATAACGGACGAGTCGATGCCGACGCACCGAGGGCCTTACCCAGCCGGCGCCCTCGAAGAGGTCTAGCATGAGCTTGCCACCGACGTAATCCGCAGCGTCCTCTTGATCCATCATGCGCACGGACTTCGCGACCAACTTTGAGAAGCGCGCCATAAATCAGTCGATGTTTTCGGGACTGCGCACAACCGCCGCGATGACAGCAACGAGCGCGATGAAGAGCGCGATGAGAATAAGACCGACCGCCGGCAGGCAGCCACTCGCGACGAGCGCACCGAGGATGTTGATCGCGCCAACGAGCCAGAGCGCGACGAGAAAGGCCTGGAACGGTTTCATGCCGCGAGGCGTTGAGGCCGACGATTGATGGCGATGCGATCGAGATTTTCCTTCTCGGCTTTTTCGCGACGAGCAGCCGCGGCAGCGACCTCCGGATTGTCGCTAAATCGCAGTCCGCGCAGCGCCGTCAGCAAAAATTCGCTGACGATAACTTCAGGTGACTTCTGGCTCATGGGGCGTGTTCTTCGTTTGTTGTTTTTACGCTTTACGTGTTTTTCACGTATTGCGCAAGGTTTTTGTTTGCTTTTTTTACGGCATTCGTAAATTTTACGAGAAATCCAACATGCCCATGAACTTCGCCTCTCAACTCTCCGAGGAACTCTCCACTGACGGGCGCACACGCGCCGAGCAGGCCAAGGAGTTCGGCATCAGCCCCAGCAACCTTTCTCAATTCTGCTCCGGTAAGGAGCCCTGCGGGGAAAAGCAGCTCGCGAGGATCCTCGCGAAAATGCCGGCAGACGCACGCGCCCGCCTGGCTGCCGCCTGGCTGCGCGATCGCATCCCCGAACTCATCCCTCCTGGACATATCGTGATTACCACCGATCTCCCGATCGCCAATGAAGAGGCGGACGTTTATTGGCCGGAAGTAGATCCCGAACTTCGAAACGAAATGATTCAGCTTCTCCGCCGCGCTGTTCAGCACCGCGAAATTCGGGAGGCTCTTTTGAGCTTCGGACGAGCTTTGAGAAATTAAGATTCCGCACTACCGGACAGTATAGGCAACAAAAATGCCTGCTCCTATGGGGTAGGCATTTTTTCTTGGGGGATTTGCGATAAATGCCGCGATTTGGTTGCTCTTGCAAACAAATGCGCTCGAGGATTTTCCTAGTCTGCGTCCGTAGCAGTCCATGCGCGGATCCACTCCCAAAAACCTTTGCGGGCCTCGCATCCGCCAATTACGCATCGCGCGGGAATGGTCGCAGGCCGATCTGGCGGCAGAGTGTCAGCGATCAGGATTCGATATCTCGCGCGAGATGATCGCGTGGATCGAAAGCCGGCGGCGACGAGTCGATGATATCGAGCTGAAAAAGCTCGCCAGCATCTTCGGCGTCCCGATTCAGGGCCTCGTGCCGTAATCGGGGCTATTTAGCGGCCGAGGCCGTCTTTGAGCGATTGGAGAGGAAAGTCTGCCAGGCTTGCTTCAGTGCCGTCACACGGTCCGCACGACTCGAATCCGCCGGAATGTAACGATCGCAGAACTGCAGCACCGCGCGATCCATCTCGGCCATGCAGCCGGCCGTCGCCGGCATCGTGCTCGCGCATGGAGCGCCGGCGTAGAAGATACTGTCCATGACTCGCGTGGAATACCCTCCGTAACCAAGCGCGGAGAGGAGCATCCGCCGCAGCCGGAAATCGAATTCCCCCGGCTTCAATCGATCCGAAGCTAGAAGGACGATGGCGCGGCTGATTTGGTGGGCGCTGTTGTCCCATATCCGAACATCCACAGGGCCATTGAAGGTCGGCTGCGGACAATAATGGCTGATCATGAGGTGGCGCGCCTGCAGGTATGGCACGACATAGACCCCGATCTGCCCTTCCTGCACAGCCATCGAACCCGAGAGACTCCCTTTCAATTTCTCGTATCCGAAGACCTCATTCAGATCCTTGATCGCTCTGAAAAAAGCCTCGGAATTCGCCCCACTGGGATCACACAGGAAGACCTCTTTCGCGGACTCCGACTTCTCCGTCGATGCTGTATGACTCCATCCAGACGTGATTTCCAAGATGAACTGCACCACGTCACTAGACGTTGCTTGCCGTGAAGGAATCGACCAATCCACCTTCCCGTCATAAACGCTGGCGGAAACCGGCCCCGCGAAAATCATTGCCGCAAAGAGGATCGCGCGCATGAGGTGGGTATAATTCTGAAGCAGGAGGAATTACAGAAAAAACGGCTGCCGTCGCGGATCGACGAGGGCCGGGCAGCGGCGACCCACTCAGAGGCGACTACCCACCCCGCCTCGACTCTCGCGACTTATCGGCACCCTGGGCGGACGCGGCCCCGGCAAAAATTTGCTCGCGGGCCTTGCGCAACCGCCGCGCCAGCCATCCCCTGGAATGCACACCCACGACTCGATGGAGGTGACGAATGGCGCGGCGGATCGGCATAGACTATGCAGCGCGCAGGAGATCGTAGGTGACGCCCTGGACATCGGCCGGCGTGCCAGGCCATAGCTCGTATTGGATGATGCGATCGCTGGCGCCGCCCGAGCGGGGATTCCATGGCACGTCGATGCTTCGCGCCGCGGCCATGCTGATCTCGCCGATCTTTCGCAGCGGACCGATGTCGGCGACGACGGCCCATGTCCAGCGGCCGGTGTGCGTGTTCGTGATCTTCGCCAGGCACCCAAGGACGATGCCCTTGGCGCGCCGGCGGATGTTTGCGTTGACGACGATGTAGGGCACTGCGGAGGCATCGACGAATCGACGCGGCGTGTCATGCGGCTCTCGCGCCCATTCATAGCTCGTGCGCGAGACGAAGCCGCCACCGTCGAAGAGCACCGGAGCGCCAGTGCGCTTGTTGCAGACGAGGATCGAGCGATACCATTCGGGATGAGTCGGGAAGCCGGCGTTGGCAAGCGCCTCGAGGCCCTTGTCGAACGGCTTGTATGCCCACTCGCCGGATTGTCCGTTCGCGCCGTCCGCATCGATATCGGCATCCGCCAAGAAGTGGACTCGCCGATCCGAATCCTGGAGCACTTCGCAGCCCTGCGGGGTATCGAGCAGCACGCTCATTTGATCGGCAGCTGGATCGTCTTGCCGTCGCGCACCTGGGCGACGACGGATTGAAAATCGGCCGGGAGCGCGACCGGCCATTGCGCGAAGTCGGCCGGCGGGTAGTAGCCGACATCGAGCTTGAGCGAGCCGTATTTCGCGCCGGAGCCGAGCGGCACGGATGTCGAGACATGCGCGCCGCCATCCGGTCCAGCACAGCTCGCGAGCATCGCGCTGCCGAGGCCGAGGAATCCAAGGCTGGCGATAAGGAGCACGATCTTTTTGGGATCGAAGACGGAGAGCTTGCCGCCCACGTCTGGCGGAGGGAGAGCGGTCGGCTTCGCGTCGGCGCTGGCGACGCCATTCCACGAATGGAGGATCGCGCCGGCCACGGCGGAGACGATGCAGATCTTTACCCAGATCTCGTGCGGCAGGAACGAAGCGATGCCGGAGAGCTGCGCGGCGAGCGTGGAGAGGAGCGCGAGGAGCCAGCAGAGTGCGCTGGCGATGCCGGTAAAAGTGGTTTTCCAGTTCACGCCGAGCGCGGCGTGTCAAACCAGCAGTCCGCGGAAATGGTCAGACGCGCCGATCGCCGCGCTTGAGCTCGTCCTCGATGCGGCGCATGAGATCGCGCGTGCATTTGCTTTCCTCGATACACGCCTCGAGCGCCGTCGTGTTGTTCGCGACGGTCTGCACGAGATTCGCGTTCGTGGTCTGGAGGTATTCCGAGAACTTCGCCGCTTGCGAAAATGTCCAGCGGCCGAGCACGAGCAGCACCCCGAGGATGAGGACGATGACAACGACGAGGATCCACAGGACACCCGTCGGCGCAGTGAGCTGTTGCGTGACGTGGTCGGCGATCGTGAGGGTGGTATCGGGGTTCATTATTTTACGGCGTCGGGAGACCGAGCGGAGCTACCTCGGCTTGAAAGGCCGTCCAGATCGGGAGGAGCTGGTCGCGCAGCTCGTCGGTGAGACGCGCATCCTCGCTGTCGAGCGGGATCGTCACGGCCGCCGCATTTCCGCTTGCGACCGCGTTGCACGAGAAATGGACAACCGGCCGAGTGACGGTCGGCTCGACGGTCTCCGTCGCGGGATCGTCAGTGCTCACGACATGCTCGCCCTCCGGCGTGATGTTGATCACGGCTGGCGCGAGCCCGCTCGGGAGGAGCCCATTCAGCACGCCGAGCGCGGCGGCGATGACGGCTTGCTCGTCGACCGGGAGTGTGGCGACTTCGAGTGTCTCTGGGCGCAGCACCGCGCCGCTCGCGGGATCGGCGAGGTAGAGCGTGAGCGTCTCGACGCTCGCACCATCGGCGGCGCATTTCGCGTCGATTCCGGTGAGATCGGCGGCGCGTGTCGTGAGGGCGAGAGCCGCAAGCGCGGCGAGGAGGAGTTGGAGTTTCATGATTTTAATAACAAGTAATCCGCACGAATCCATCGCCGCCCTTCCCGCCGCCCCCGGATGCGTATCCGTTTTGACTTGCGCCGCCGCCGCCGCCGCCACCGCCGCGCCAGCCAGCGCCGCCATTTCCACCTGGCCCGCCGACGTTGCTCGCACCACTTGCGCCGCCGCCTCCGACTAGGAGGCGACCATAAGTTGTCGATGTGTAGTCGACTGCGTCAGATCCGTTACCTCCGGGGGCGACTCCGCCGGGAGCCGAGGTTGAATAGGCGAATATCTGCCCCATTCCTGTGCCGCCTTGGCCGCCGCTTGCTGGCGTGTCGGTCGCAGAAAGTCCAGCCCCGCCAGACCCGCCAACTAGGCATGAATTCGCGTTATTCCCCCCAAATCCCGCGCCGGTCTGTCCAGAATTGCCGTTGCTCCCCAGCGCGAAAGTCGAATAGCCAGCAGGCCAGGTGCCACCGCCGCCGGCAGATGTGGTGCCGCCATTACCTGGCTGGTTACCAGCCGTGTTCATCGCGCAAATGGTTACACCCGACGACATGACCTTCGTCACGCCGCCGGCCGAGCCAGTCGCCCCGTTGGTGTCATCTGTGGCGACAGCAGTCCCTCCCGCCCCTCCCGCCCCGATCGTGACCGACAGTGTCGAGGTCGGCAGGTTGGCGACTACGCATGTCATGTGCGTCCATCCGCCTGAGGCTCCACCGCCGCCGCCATATCGATTGGTGCCCGATGCGCCTCGGCGTCCGCTCCCGCCACCGCCACCAGCTCCAATGGCGTCGATCTCAATGATGTGCGTGCCGCCTGGAATGGTCCACGTCCACGATCCGGACCCACCGGTCGCCCCGCTCGCGGTCGTCACGTTATAGTCGAAGTCTGCGATGGTCGCTGCCCACCGCGCATCACCGGAGTCCCGGTTCGCGATGCTCTTGCCGTCCGCCATCGCGCTTACGTTCGGCATGCGCGGATTCGTGCCATTGACCGTGATGTTGCCGGCGACGGTGACATTCCCGGAATCGTCGAGAGACCAGAGCTGCGTTGTGCCGGCGGTGTTGTAGATGGTGAGAGGCTGGCCAGTCACGGCGGCGGCGTTGATGCCCATGCGGCCGTTGAAGCGCTGGTCGGCCGTCCATGTCTGCGCGATGTTCGTGCCCGCCATGGTCGCTCCGCTCGACGCAGGCGGATTGATGAGCTTGCCGCTGAGCGTGAACGTCGCGCCGTTGACGTTGAGCCAGCCGGCGATCGTCACGTTACCAACTCGGGTCACCGTCATCGCGGCCGAACCAAGGGTGTAGTCGTCGGCGGCTGGGTAGAGGATGCGATTGCCGGCCGAATCGAGATGCGCGACCCAATTCCGAGAGCCCGAAGGCGCGCTGGTATTGCTCTGGCGGATGTCTCCGCCTGCCGAGAGCAGGCTGTCAGTGCTGACGCCGCCGCGCGAGTAAATCGCGCCGGTCGTCGAGTCGATCGTGGCCTCGGTGACACTCGAGTTGGTCACAGTGAGGCCCGATGAACTGAGGCCGATGTATTTGGTCGCGTTGCTGTAATAGACCGAGCTGGGCGTGATGCCCGCGCTCACTCCGCTGGCCGCGTAACGCGCATCCGTCGCGGTGACCGAGAAGGTGCCGAGCGTGATGCTGCCCGCAAAGGTCGGCGAGGTGGCGCGCACGACAGCGCCCGTGCCGGTAGTGCCCTGGCCGCTGATCGCGTCGAGCGTGGTATCGTGCGGCTGGCTGGCGGCCTGGGCGGCTGCTTGCGCGGCGGCGGCAGCGGCGTTGATCTGCGTCTCGAGCGCGGAGCCGGCTTTCGCACTGTCGGCGACGTTGTTGCCCGTGCCACTGGACTGCACGGTGCCTTTGACCGTGAGCGTCGAGCCCGCGCTCACCTCGGCCTCGGGGCCGGTGAGGCGCGCGTTTTTGAGAGAGGGGCCGGGATCGGCGGCGCGCGCGGCAGCGGCGGTGGCGACAAGCAGGAGGACGGCGAGGGTTTTAAGCGACTTCGACATTGGAATTGAGGATGTAGTTGCCGTTGGCGGGTGCATCGGAGAGGCGGAGGGTGAGGCCCTCGGCAGTGAGCGCGATGGGGTAGGCGGTGAGCGGCGCGCTGCCGGCCGGCACAGTGACGGAGAGCGAGCGGATCTGCGGGGTGCCGGTGAGTGCCGGATCGAAGGCAATGGTCGCGGTGTCCTCGCCCTGGACGAGCGGGACGCTCTGGACGTTGCGCGTGGCGGTGCCGGGGATGATGGCGTTGGCCGCGTCGGTGAGGATCTCGGCTGTCCAGTAGAGCCAGTAGTCGCCATTCGGCGTATCCGCACTCAGCCGGTAATTGAAACCCTCGGCGGTGACTTCGCCGGAGGGCTGCGCGTCGATGAGCGCGCTACCCGGCGGAGAGAGCACCACGAGGCCGACGACCGGCGCACCGAGCATGGCCTGCGTAAAAGCGATCGCGCCACCGTCGATAGCCTCGGCCAACCGGATCATTCCGCTTTGCTTTGTCTGCGAGGAGGCGAGCGGTATCCGCGTCTCGCCCGCCATGCGCGCCTTGCGGATCTCGAACGCGATGTCGTTGACGATGATCTCGTCGGTGCCATCACCGGGGCGAAGACGGATCTCGCCGACGGCGGAGACCGGAGCGGACGAATCCTCAAACATCGGCGAGAGTTCGTCGGTATCGAGGTCGAGGAAGAAGATGTAGCGCGCGTCAGCCCCCTCGCCCTCGCGGCGGAAGCTGAGCGCCTTCACGAGCAAGGAATCATCGGCCGCGGAGAAAAGGCTCATCTCGCCCGCGGCGGACTCGCCGAGCGCGGCCGGCACGCCGGCCGAGACCTTGCGCACAGCGATTTCCAATTTCGACGGCCACCGAAGCGGGATGGAGCTGGGGAGCTGGCCATTGAGCCAGGTGCGCGCCTCGTTGGCGGCCGTGCTCTCGATGTTGAACTGCAGCATGCTGCTCGCGCGCGCGTGTCAAATCACGCGGTGGGCCAGGCCTTGATCGGGCAATCCTGCGAGGCGAGCGCATGCTTGAGCGTCGTGCAACCGCACTTCCCGCAAAGACCGAGACCAAAGAGCGCGTCCTCGCGCCAATATCGGCCCGGGCACTCATTCCGGCAGACTTCGAGACGGCGCGCGCACATTTGCTGCGAGACTCGCTGGCCGCCGCTCGCCACGATGCCAGCAGTCGCGGAGAGGAAGTTACCCGCGAGCTCGAGCAAAGTCGGCGCGCGATCCGTGAGCTCCACTTGCGGAGCCGCGATCGGCGCGCCGAGCGTGTAGCCATCCTGCCAGGCGATATTTCGCGCGCCACTGGCTCCGCCGGCGTATGCAATCGTCGCGTCAAAGATCGAGCACTTATAGACCGGCGCATCATTTACGAGGATCTCTCGAAGCTGCACACCATCCCAATAGAGTGTGCGACCGACCTGCGCGGACGTGTAGGTAAGCAACCATTGCGACGGCTGCCCATGGACCGGCGCGACGCGATAGATACCTGCGTCATCGGGAAACGGGATCTGGAAAAGACGCGGAGCCTCGCCGGCTTTCCATTGCACGAGCTGACGAGTCGATGTCGCCCAGGTGTGAAAGTCACCGTGGCGAAAGCCGTAGATGGTATTCGCCCAAGCCGGCTTGATCATCGCGACGCCGCCGGCGTCATTCCACCGACGGCCTTCGTTCGAGAGTATGCACTGAAGCTCGTCTCCGATGAGATAGGGGCTGCAAACTGCCATGGAATCGCCCAGAGCCGGCAGGAGCGCGGTTTCCTCGCCGGTCTCCAGATCGCGCAGGCGCGGCCGGTAGCGCGGGATCCGCACCGGGATTTCAGCCGTCGCGCGGTAGCGTGTGCGCGCGGCGTCAAACTTCGGATCGCCGAGCAGCGGCTCGCGGAAGAAGACACACGTGCGCGCGAGTTCCTGCTCGAGGGTAATCTCGCCTTCGGCGGCGCAATAGACGAGCGCGCAGCGACCCGCGCGCTCGCAAAGATAAGGCATGTGGGCGTCGGTGATCATGATGGCCAGACGATGTCATTACCGGCATATGCACAGCCGACCTGGAGCTGAACGTGGCCGTCGTAGCAGTAATTCGAGGTGAAGTGATCCGGCAGGCCAGTGAGCGTGCCATCCTCGGTCACGTCGCCCGAGAAGTAGATCACCCCGGCACCCGTCTCAATGAAGCGCCACTTGCGCGGCGTGATGTGATTGACGCCAGCGACTCCCTCGACCTGAAAATCGCCGAGGCCAATCGTCGGGTTCCCTGAATCGCAACCGACTCCATCGGGGCAAGCGGCAGGATTGCATGTCGTCCACGACCCAAGGACATTGGGCGTGCATGAATTACACGGATGTCCACTCGGGAACGTCCCAGTGCCCTGCGGAGAAGGCGTCACCTTCGCGCCGTATTTCAATCCAACGTCCTGCGCATCGAGCCAGACGGTATGCGAGCCACTATCGGTCGAGGCGTCGAAGTCCGTGTAAAGCGTCGTGTCATTAAAAACGGGAGATAGAGGCTTCGAGGTCTGCCCGTAATGCGCGGTCACAAGGTAAGCATCATGCGCCGCGACACCACTCACAGTGATCGTGACCCTGAGCTTCGGTTGCGGGCCATCGCAGACCGCATCAACCTGCACGTCGAATTGCGCGGGCTGCCATTGCGGCGGAGGCGGGTGAGGCGGGCGCGGGCCGCCGCCGGGACCGCCCGGGCCGCCAGGGCCGCCGGGGCCTCCACCCGGGCCACCACCGGTAGGCGCCCCTCCAGATCCGCCACCGGGCGAGCCACTGCCGCCAGGCGAACTTCCGCCGCCCCCTCCTCCTCCGCCGGATCCACCGCCCCCTCCTCCGCCTGGCGAGTCCATGCCGCCGCCATCGCCCCAAGGATCGGGCAGGCCGATGAACCCCCCGGTATTCCCGCCGGTAGTCGTGCCGCCGCCGCCCGTGTTCGTCGTCGTGCCGCCGCCGGTTGTGGTTCCGCCCGTGGTTCCTCCGGGTGTCGTGCCGCCATCGGTCGGAGTGTCGGGCGGGATCGTGCCGGGCGCGCCGGGCGTGTTTTCCTCGCCGGGCGCGGCCTCTGTCCACTCCTGCGAACGGAAGTGCACAGCGCTCCAGTCCGTCGATTGCACAACGCGCATCACCGCTCCTCCCGGGAGCGTCTGCGTGGTCGTGCCGCTCGAGGTCGGCAATTCCACGACCGTCGAGGGCGAGAGCTCTTCGATCCACCAGACCTCGCGCTGAATGTGAAACCAATGCAGCTGATCACTGAGCAGCCTCACGCGGCGGCCCCATCGGGCGCGGCGCCGCGCCTCGAACCAATCGAAAAGTTCAGCGGCCATGGCGGTTAGCTCGTGATGATGTCGCGCACGACCTCATGCCAGAACAGGCGCGACGTGCGGATGAGCGGGTCGTTGCCAAGCGGCGTGCCGGCGAAGCCGAGATTCGTCTCCTTCCACTGGATCTCGGCGTTCGCGATGAAGCTCGTCTTGCGCTTGTTCTCGTAATCGGAGAGCGCGGCCGCGAGCAACGCGCGCGCGAATTTTACGTGAAGCACGTAGTATGTCTGGCGACCGGCTCCGACCTTCACAAAGCTCGCAGTGCTCGCGACGAGCTGCTTCTCGGTGTCGTCGGCCTTGAGGCCGTAGGCGAGATCGTCGAGAGAGAGATCGAGATAGACGCCGCCGGCCGTGAAGCGCACGAAGATAATACGGTCGTCGTCTTCCTTGACTGTGAAGAGGAGCGGAATCTCCGCGCCGTCGTCGTCGGTGCCCGTGAGCGTGGAGACATCGCCTGTGAGCGCGACCGCTCCGGTCTGCGTATCGATCTCGAGATTGAGCGCGCTGTTCGGCGCAATGACGGTCGGCCAACAGGCGAAGACGATATGGAGCGGCAACGCCGTGACCGCGCCGAGCGAATCGGGGATGCCACCCTGGCCGTCCGCATTGACGGGCCAGATATTGACCTGCCAGAGGCCCTGCGTCGTCATCGTGCCGGAGATCTTGCCGGTCGCGGTATCGAAGCTCGTGCCAGGAGGCAGGTTCCCAGCCATCACCCAGGAGGTGGGATCATTCAGAGCGACGGGCGAGAACTCGAACTCGTCCCACTGCGCATAGGCCTGAACGGACGTGTCGGTGTAAACGATGGGCTTTGCCATGGAATCAAGCGGTAATGGTTGCCTTTGCTCCGATGAGCGCGCCGAAGAGGTAGCCGCGCTCGTCGTTTTGACCGACGTCCCAATCGGCGAGTCCGGTGTCGAAGTCCTTGAGCCGCGCGCGAATCGCGAAGGCGCTCGCCGGCGGGAGCGCGGCGGCGGCGACCCAGTTCGCGTAGTAGAGCGCGTCACAGGTGTCGGCTGTCGCGCCGCGCTTCACGCGCAGGCCGAACTGGTGCGTCACCGCGTCGGGGCTGAGGTCGATGCGCTGCTCGAGCGGCGGAGTCGCCGTCCAGTCGATGGACGAGCGATTGGGGCCATCCGGGATCGGCGAAGCGGACTCGGAAATGTAATTTCCGAACTCGATGACGAGCGAGAGATTCGCGGCCGTGTTCGCGCGGAGGAGCTGGAGCGCGAGCGCGAAGGTCAGCTCGAGCGTTGCGCCGGCCACGAGCATGCGCGGGTTGATGTCGAGCTGGAAGAGCACCTTTTCGAACGCGGTCGGGTAGTAGCTGCGCGTGCCCGCGCGGGATGTGACCTGATAGAAAAGCCGTCCGTCGCTCGCGATGTAGCCGCCCTCGGGAACCGTGACGGCGTGGAACCCATAGCCGCCATCGAGATCCTGGGAATCCCCGTCGATGTAGAGGACCTGGTTGGTTTTCGTGTTGGCATCCGGCAGCGGATCGCCGCCGCCCCAGACCTCCGTGGTGCTGTCGTGGATCGCGCGCAGCAAATACGGCGGAGCGGACAGCTTGCTCTCGTCGATGGCCGGCAGGCCGGGCGTGTCGCCAGTCTCTGGCTTGAGCACGTCGAGCACCTTGAGGATGCGCGAATCGCGGTCGCGCGGGAAGATCCAGAGGAAGTCGCGCTTCGACCAGGCGCTCGACGTGCCGCTCTGGGTGGTGCCCGGCGCGGTCGTGGGGAGGATGGCTTCGATATTCGTGACGCGACCCTCGACTGCGGAGAGGCGGTCATCGAGCCCATCGACATTCCCGATCGCGATATGGAAGCCGGCCAGGAAGACCTCGAGCGATTGCGGCGTAGCGAGACAGAACGTGATGCCGGAGTTGTCGCCGACCGCGGTGGGCGCGGCCGCGAAGTCGAGCGTCACCGAGTTGTCGTCGGTCGCATAGACGGTGTAATCGACGCCCGGGGTGAGGAGGCGCTTCGTTGCGCGATCGATGGCGACGTAACCGGTGAGGACTTGCGTCGCGAGATTGTGATCGACGACGAAATGCGTCGTCGCGCCATCGCCGAGCGAGGCCGTGAAGGGAAGCTGGCCGACGCCGACCATCGAATTGTTGAACGGACGGTAGCCCGTGCCCTTCGGCGGGCGGAGCCAGTTCACGCCGGCGACGGATGCGAGTGACGCCCAGGTCTGGCTGCGCGCGAGCGTGACCGTGTGGCCAGTCGTCTTCAGGCGCTCGGCATCTACGGCGAGATTGCCCTCGTCGGCGACGTCTTCGACGAGATCGAACGTGATCTCGAACGGCACGCCCGACAGCTCCTTCGTGCGGCGGAGGGCGTCGTAGAGCTCCGGGCGATCGAGCGGAAGCGTGATCGTGGGATCGCCGGGCGGCGCGTCGGGAGCGACGACAATTTCGAAGAGATCGAGCGGGATGCCGGCGAGATCGCCCTGGAACTCGAGGCGCACTTCCACGGCGCCGGTCGTCGTGACATCGGTCACAAGCACGCTCTCGCCCTCGGCGAGGATCGCATTGAGAGCGGCGGAAATCTCGGCCTCGCCATCCGCCGCTAGCGTGAGCACCTTCGTGCGAACCTGCGTGCGCGGATCCCGCACCATAAAGGCCGCGCGGAAGTCCTGCGGAATGACGAGCTTCTGCACCTCGTTCGTCATCGACGTGCCGCCATCGGCCGTGAAGCCGGCCTGGATGCGAATAATCTTCGGCGCGGGCGGATCGACACGCTGGAAGTCGTCGGTGAAGGAATACGGCGCGCAGCGAAGGCGCAGCTCGTAAACCCACTTCCCGTCGCGCTGCGAGCCGACCACATCTCCGAAGGAGACCGGCCAGAGCGTATTCTCGACGAGCGAGAGATCGAGCGCGCCGCCGTCTTCCCGGCGGATGAGCCAGCTCTCCGTAACCCTCTCGACGAGGATCTTCGACGGCCGCGCCGTAAGGAGATTCAGTTTCGCCTGCAGACTTGCGCCGGACTCCTCGCGCTCGATGGGGCCGGTCGTATTCGTCCCAACGACCGGATCGCCGGCGAGAATCTTGAGCTGGAAGTTGCCGCTCTGCGGGCGCTCGTCGATGCCGCCGATCGAGCCGATGAGCCCGCGCACGCCGCGCTGGACCTCGACGTATTCCCCATCGATCACGTCGAGAAACCGGAATGCGAGCGTATAGTCCTGGCCGTCCACGAGACGGGGAAAGGCGAACGTCGCGCCGTTAGTGTTTTTGGCGAGGCGACGCTCGGGGATGACGAAATAAGCCAGGCTGCGCATGCTTCGCAGCCGGAGGCATGTCAAAGCCTACGGCGTCTTCGGCTCGGGATCTGAGAGCAGACCGAAGAACTCGTAATCAAACGGCTCGAATGTGAATGGGAAGTCCGGCTCGAGCTGCGGGATCGGCGGAGGCGTTGGAGCTTCGCGTTTCAGGCCAGCCATCGCGAGGCGCAGGTGTCAAAGCCTGGCCGGTCAGCATGTCCAGAACTTTCCTTCGTTCGAGACCGCGTTGAGCGCATTGCTCACGCGATCGGAGAACTCATTCACCTGCGCGAGGATCTGGTTGCCAATGCTGTCGCCGAGGCCTCCGGCCAGCCCCGTGAAAAGGCGGATCGGCGCGGGCGGCTCGACCGGGCGCGCGTTGCGGTTCGCGTGCTTGAGGTTCCAGAACGTGCGGTGCCGCACGTAGGGAGTCCACGAGCCATCGGGCTCGCCGTCCACACTCGGCGGCGAGAGAAGGAAGACCGTCGAGATGAGCTTCGTATCCTCGCTCGCGTCGAAGGCCGTGCCGAGTAGCCGCTCGACGAGCGTGGGCTTGTGCGGATCCTCGTATTGCGAGGTTACGAAGAGGCGTGCGCGCACGCCGTAGCGGTCGAGCGTCGAGGTGTCCATGCCGACTCGGTAAAGCACTTCCTGCCCGCTCGTGGCCGTGGGATCGACAATATCGACCGTCCCCACCAGCGCCATGCGCGCGACGGAGAGCGAGATATCGCACGCGCGGAGAAAGCGCTGCGGCAGCGGGAAAATCTCGTCGCGGTTCGTCGTGTCCACCGTAAGCGCCCCGCCGGCCGTGGAAATGGAGTTCTGATTCTTCCGCACGCCGAGCTTCTGGAAAAAGATCGGCGCCTCGTCGCCCTCGTCGTTGCCGAGCGGCCGGAAATCGGTGAGCGGAATGGCGGGATCGTCCACGAGATCGGCGTCGGTATTCACGCCCGCGACCTTCGGGCCAACGCCCGGCACGAGAGGATCCATGCCATTGACGAAGCCCGCCTGCACGTGCGCCTCCCAGCGCCGCGCGGTCGCATTCCAGTTCGCCTCCGTGAACCATGGATGCCGCCAGCCGGGATCGCGACGCAGCGAGACGAGCCAGCCCCCGGAGACCTGCGAGACGAGGATCCGCGCGCCCGCGAAGGGCAAACCGCGCAAAAAGAGCTCCACGCCGCGATTGAAGACGTGCGCGGGAAATGTGCGGCTGAACCTCACGCGAAGAAATGGCGCGGCCCGCCGGGGTTTTTGAGATTCACGCGCCAGCCGGTCACATTGAAAAAGCGGACCTGGGAGAGCTTGCCGACGCCACCCTTATCCGTGCGAGCTCGCTTGAGCATGGCGATCGGCTCGAGGACGAGTCGCGGCTTGTGCTCGAGCGTGCCGCCATCCTGGCCAAGGTAGATATCGGTCTGCACGATGCGCAGCTTGTCGATCTTGCCGGAATCGGTGCGCGTGAGCTCGATGGAGATCCAGCTCCGCCCCGTTTTATCGAAGAGCTTGTCGTCGAGATCGAGGCGCGGCCGCGCGCCGTTGTCCTTGCCGGACATTGGGATGCCATCGATGAGGGGCTCGAGGCCATTCACGAGGCCGGGATTGATCTCCGCCGACGTGCCATTGAGCGTCGTCTTCCAGGGATGATCGAAGTTTTTCACCCAAGCCCGCGCGGAGATCGTGACGCCGCCTCCGATGCGCGGGGAGACGAGGATGCCAGGGCCGGAATAGATCGTGAGCGTGCGACCAAACTCGACGAGACGATTCCACGCCGGGAGCACCAGCTCGCCGGGGCGAACAAAGAGCCGACGCGGGTCGATGCGGCTCATTGCTGGTAACCCTTGTAAAACTCCTCCGGCACGTCCTCGGGCAGGAGCGTATAAACCTCGTCGATTCGCACGACGTTTCCGGAATCGGAATCGTTCGTCTCGGGGCATTCGACGAGCCACTTCGTGCGGCCGGGCAGCGAAGGCGGGTTGCCCGGCGGATTATTGATCACACGACCGATGCGGCTGAGGATGTCGGAGGGAATCTGCTTCGCCGCATAGCTTCGCCGCCAGGTCACCTCGACCGGCTTCCATTTCTCGACGCCGGACATCGGATTGCGCTGCGTCGTATTTTTCTTACCAAGCTTGACCGTCGTGCCCTTCGGCAATTCCGTCGCGAAGATCACGCGGCCGTCCTTCCACGTGCCCGCATATTTCTCCATGAGCGTCTTCAGCTCGGGATGCGTCTCGATGGGCTCTTCGCCGAACTTCGGCTGCAGGGAATATGTGATGCGCCCGATCGCGCCTGCGTCGTTTCCCGTCGAGTCGTTGCCCTCCGTCTCGCCGCTGTATGTGAGGCGGACGACGATGAGCCCACCATCGGCTCGCGCGAACTGGCGGTCGCGCAGCGGCATGCCGAGAAGGCTCTTGTCGCCGATTCGGAAGGCCTCGACGACATTATTAGCCATGAGCGACAGGACGACATTCGAGACGCCGTGGACGTCCGTGCCGCCGGTGAGTTCGAGCAATTCGCGATCGTGGAAGTCTCCCATAGGTCAGGCAAAGCGGAGGGCGTCCAGTCCGGCAGCGAGAGGCGATCGCGGCGCCGTGTTTTTGGCGATCGTCTCGAGCGTCTTCGCGTTCTTCTGCGCGATCTGCGTCTGCTTGCGCGCTTCAGTGAGGAGCGGATCCTTGACGAAGAGGCCAAAGCCGGGGAGCGAGAGCAGGCGCTCAGCGGAGGGCTGCCTCTCGCTGCCGCGTTTCGTGAAGTCGATTTCCTGCCCGCCTTTTTTGTCTCCAGCTCCCTTGCCGAGAGCGAGTGCCTGGAGCTTGTGCACATTGTCGATGACGCCAGCGATCCGCGCACTCATGGCGGCGTCGATGCCCGAGTTATCGACGAGATCGCCAGCGGCATCGCGGCCTTTCGCGAAAGCCTCGACGACGGCGGCTCCCATCTCGATGACGCGCTGTTTGAACGCATCGAAGGCCGGCGTGAGCAGGTCAACGCCCTGGCTGCCTGCGAAGTCAGCCGTCTGTTGGTTCGAGACCGCCTGCCCACGCGCCCAGTCGGCTGCGCGACCGATTGCCTTGCCGATGCCAGGCACGTTACGGAGCGCATCGAGGAGGTCGGCGACACCATCCATCATCATCGCGTTGAAGCGCGCCGCGATGCTCATGAGGGCGAAGCCAATGCCCGCCCAAAAGCCCGGCTTCGTGACGACCTGGAAGAGCGTGACCGCGTTCTTGATCGATTCGCCCACATAGGCGACGGCGGCGGAGAGGATGCCGCTCAACGTGCGCCACAGAAAATTCAGGACGTTCGTCGCCGCGACGATCGCGCTGTCGGCGATGATCTGCCAGAGACTGCCGTCCGTGAGCGACTGGATAATGAAGGCGAGCACGGCGCCGAACTTGCGGCCGACCTCCGTGAAATCCGTGCCGCGGAAGAACTCGACGAGCGGCGCAAGGATTGGCGCGACCTGCTCGGCCATGCCCACGAAGAAGCCCTGGAGCTTCGCGGGAATCGCATTACCGATGAAATCGGAGATGTTGTCGAAGAGCGCGGCGTTGTCCTTGAGGATCTTCGCCTGCGCGCCGACCTCCTTCGCCGCATTACCCATGGCGCCAGTGTCCGCGAAGAGCGTGAGCATCTCGCCGCCGCTCTTTCCGAAGATCGCCATGGCAGCCGCGCTCCGCGCCGACGCACTCTCAAGGCCATTGATCGCCTTGCCGATCGCTGCGAATTGCTGCTCGGGCGACAGCTTTTTGAGCTCGTCCATGTTCAGCCCGAGCTGCTCGAAGGTCTCGTTTGTCGGCTGCCCCTCCTCATTCAGTCCCTCTAGGGCTTTTTGCAGACGATTCACCGCGTTGCCGACATCGCCGGCTTGCAGGCCGTTGTTCTTGAACGCTTCCTGCATCACGAGCAGCGAATCGACCGCGATGCCGGTGCGCGTATTGAGGTCCGACAGCGCGCCGCCCAGGTCGAGCGCGCCCTTCACGCCAGCGCCAAGCCCGCCGGCCGCCACAAACATCGCGCCGATGGCGATCGCCGCGCCGCGCGCGTAGCGCATGATGGGCTCGATCGATTTCTGGAGCCGCTCGGCGGCGGCGTGAAGCTTGCGCAGGCCGGAGAGTTTGCGCTCGATGAGACCGGAGACGGCATTGAGCCGCGCGGTGACGGCGGCAAGACCCTTGTCCTTGTATTCCAGCTCGACGGGGATGTTATTCGCGGCCATAGTCAGGGCGTGATCCGGTTGATGCTTCTCGTTGTTGCCGGCGTGATCCTGAGCCCGCTCGCTTTCGCGGCAGGAATCGCGGCGGTGATCTGGACGGCGCGTCTCATGGGCATGCCCACCTAGCGCATCACGAGGCCCGCGCGACGAGCCTCCTCCTTCAGCGCGAAATGGCGCACCTGCTTGTCCATCTGGCGCGCGCGGTTATTGAGAGCCCAATTGATGCGACCGATGAGTCCGCGCACGTTCGGGCCAAACGGCACGGCATTGACCACACGGATGCGCATCGAGGTCGCCGTGATCGTGATCGTGATCGAGCCCCGGCTCGCGCCATGACGGCGCACCCAAGCGGGAAGACGCACTCCGAGCTTCTGCGCGGCGGCATTCCAGCCGGCAGCGAGCGTGCCGACCTCGTTTTGAACCTTGCGCCGATACCAGGCGAAGTCCCGCTCGCGCACGAGGCCCGTATCGAGCCCCTTGAGATCGCGCTTGCGCAGGCCGGTCGTGACGCGTCGATGAATCTGCATCACACGGCCGTCGCGACGCCGACGCCGCTGGTGCCATTGCTCCATCTCACCGCGCGAGAGAATGACCGTGCGGATCTCGCCGAGTGCCTTCGCGCCGCGGTGGCCAAACTGCTCGCGACGCTCGAGGCCGTTGAAATTCTCGAAGGCCGCGAGCTGCGCATCGTTCATGGGTCGGAAGATGCGGAGAAGATCGACGGCGATGGCGCCCTCGCCTTTTTTGCGATCACCCGGCGGCGTCACGCCGACCACGTCGCGCACCAACAGCCGCATCTGCTGAGTGAGGAGCTGCTGTTTCGTGCGCTTGGAATTCTCGCTGAAGCGCTGGAACGAGCGCAGGAAGCGATCCGCGCGAATGGTCGCCTTCGCTTCGATCATCGTTTCCCGGCCTATGTCAAAGGCCGAGATCGGCGAGCTGATCCTCCGTCGATGCCTCGGGCTCAACCGTCCACTTGCCGGCGGCGTAAAGCAGCGCGTGCTGGTATTGCCGCAGACGGGCGAGCGGCTTGCGCCAGATTACCACCTCGTCATCGACGCGCAGCATCTTCGCCAGCGAGATCGCCCACGAGGCGAAGCCCGCCGGCTCTAGGATTTTGGGGCTCCGAGCTCCTCTTTCGCCGCCTCGCCGGGCTTGTCCTGGACGGAGAAATTTGACGCATCCACCTCGCCGAGCTTCACCTCGATGAGCGAAAGAAGCTCGGGAATCTGCTCGAGCGGGATCCGCTCAGCGAACTCAAGCACCGCCAGAGCGAAGCTCTCGGGCTTGAGCGCATTGCGCCGAACCTCGAGTTCTGGCGCGGAGTGAATGTAGAGAAACTCCGCCGTCGCCGTGAGCTCGTCCTCGAGACCGCGACGCCGCACCGTGATCGGCTGTCCATTCTCATCGAGCTTCGGCGCGCCTGTCGCATCGAAAAGCGGGATGTCCTTTTCCTCGCCACGCGGCGCGAGGAACTCGCTCTTGATCCGCTTGAGGATCATGAACGTGCCGAGAGAGATCGGCCGGAGCTTGAGGTTGAGAGCGGCAACGGGCGTCTCATCGGGCGAAATGAGGGCGTCGAGATTGATGGCTTCGCGTTGGGCGTGTGTCATTCGTTGAGTAGGGCTAGGAGCTTCGCTTTGCGCTCCGGGGTGACGTCGAAGGGGATGTGGAGTGTGCGGTTGCCGCGGGTGACCACCGCGAGGGGCACGACCTTTTCTTCATGCGCGCGGGCGTCCTTGAGCGCCTGCCAGTATTCCTTGAAGCGCGCGAGCGGATGGCCGGGATTCGCAGAGAGCCAGGCTGGATCGTTCCACCAGAGCCAGAGCTGATTCGTCTTCTGCTCACCATCCGGCGAGCGCTGCTCAAGGAACCAGGCGACATCGATCTGCACGCCACCGCCACCTTCCTTGCGACGGCGATATTCGACGAAATCGTTGAGCGGTCGCAGCGGCACGCCGAGCACGGCGGCCGCCATGGCGAAGGCTCGAAGCTCCTCGCGCTGTGAATCCGGGCCGTTGATCGTGACGAACGCCCGACGCTCTTTTTCCGCCGCCATCGCCACAGTGGGATCAGACGTCCGTGACTTCGACGGCCTCGGGATAGTTCGTGCCGCTGGAGTCCGCACTCGGGAAGTCGGTATTCACCTCGCTGTCCTTCACGCTCTCGATGACGGTGACGCCGCCGCTGATGCCCGTGATGCCAGGATCGCCAACCCCGACGTCGAGATCACTGGCCTCGCCGCGCGTCTTGAGGCTGAACTTCTTCAGCTTCTTGAACGGGCGAACGTATTTCACCTCGCCCTTACTGCCCTGGAGGGCGGCGGTCTCCGTGGTTTTCTCGACGTCCACGCTCTCGGTGAGCGCACCGCCATGCATGCTGATTCCGAACGTGACGGCCATGGTTATTTCGCGGAGGCGGCCGCGGGTGCGGCGGCGGGTTTAGCGGAAGCCTGGAGCGCGGCTTCCATGGTTTCGATCGTCGCGATGCGCTCCTGGGCAGCGGCGATGCGCTTGCGGAGCTGCTCCTTCTCGGTCGCGAAGTCGGCGAGCTGTTTTTCGGCGGCGGTGGCCATACGCTTGCGCACGCGTGTCAAACGCGCTGGAGCCCGCATCGACATTCGATCTCGGTGACCCAGCGCTGATCGAGCTCCTGCGCACGCACATCGCTGATCCAGACGCCGACAAGACGGAAACGCTCACTCGTGAAAGCCGCGATAACGCCGGCCGGCTCCATGAGGAAATCATTCAACGCGGCCTGCTTCCCCGAGTGCGCATCGAGATCCTTTTTCAGCGCAGGCGAGCTGAGTCGGAAAATCACCGTCCCATTCCACAAGGCCGGCGTGAGGTGCTGCATCTGCGAGGCATCGATGACGACACAGGATTTCTCCTGCGGCATGATCTTCCACTCCGTGCCGCGATGGACTTCGTTGTCCGCGAGCGCGAGCGCCTCGATGCCAGGCTGGAAGGCTGCTTCGATCTCGCCAATCATGCCGTGGCCACGTCGAAGACATGCTCCTGAGCGAGAGGATTCTGCGAATTCGTTCCCGGACGCGCGATCACATACCACGTGTCGCCCGTCGCAAGCTCGAGGATCTCTTCCTGTTCGGCTGGCGAAGGCTGGATGTCGGCGGGAAAGCGAATGGTCGCCAGCCCCGCGAGCTTGTAACCGCCGCTCTCGAGCTGGATCGGCTGCCGGGAAACGCTGATCGTCCCTTCGACCTCCGCGCCGCGGAAGCTGAACTTGGAACCGAAAGCCTCGCGGCGCGCCGCGGCGGCTTTCTTCGCCGCACGTTCGATCATTTCTCGTCGCCCCATGTGGCCGGGATGGAGTCAAAAAAGAAACCCGCCCCAGAGCGACTTGGGGCGGGTTTCACTCGCGGCAACGCGGGGCGTCGGAGAATTCCGTTTACGCGGCTCCCTTGTGGAGACCGAAAGCGACGAGCGTAGCTCGCAGTTCATTGGTGAGTGTGGTGAGCGCGTTAATCTGGGCGACGGCGTCGGCGTATTCCGCCTGCGTCGGATTCGCACCTGCAGCGCCGGCGATCGCGCCAGCCGGCGCTGCCGCGCCCGCCGCGCCAGTGCGCTGCACAATCGGCGTCGCGCCAAGGAAGGCAACCTTGTCGCCGGTTTGGCCGACCAGCATGCCATCGGTCTGCGAGGGCAGCGGTTTGAGAATGAGCATCTTGGACATGGGACGTTACTTTTTGGATTTACTTGCGGGTGACTTTTCGCCGGCCTCGGGCTGCGTGACTTCCGAAGCGAGCTCGGTGGGAAGCATTGCCGGAGGCTCGCTTTCAACCGGAACCTCGGTGGGAACTTCCGCGGCCGCCGGCATCGCCGGCTTGAACTTGTAGCGCTTGATGCGGCCGGAATCGCTCGTCCAGAGCTCCATGCGTTCGGGATTGCCTCCCGGAAAACCGGAGAGCATGAAGCGCTTGAACGCGGCGTTCAGCTCGGGGACTGGCACCTCCGGCCCCAGCACGACGGCGTGCTGGTCGCCGGTGATTGCGAAGAGGATTCCGCGGCGCATGGCGATTAGGCGGAGACGATGCGCTTGAGGGCCGCGGCTTCGCCAAGAGCGAAGCCGTAGTTGACTTCGATAAGACGCTTCACCGCGTCGCTGTCGGCGTCGCCCCATTCGCGATATTCGAGCGTGATGTTCGTGTCGGGATCGACGCGCGTCTCGTAGCGGGTCAGGCGCTCCATCACTTCCTTGGCCGGCTGGATCGGCGAGAAAGCGCAGAGGATCGCGCTCTGGTAAACAGCGATGCCCTTGAGGTTCTCGCCGTTGGCAGGGATGAGGTTCGTCTCGTGGATCCCGAAGCCAGAGACCACCGGCACGATGCCCTGGCGAATCGCCTCGGAGCCGCCGTAGTTCTGGGCGTTTTTGATGCTGCCGTCCTTCGTGAGCGGCGTATAGTAGGTGGCGTCGAGGATGAGCGAGCGCCCGGTCTTCGGCCACTTGGCCTGCGTGCATTTCTCGCGGATGTCGGAAACATCGTCGCTGTCGAACGTGCTGGCCGCGCCAGTGAAGACCGCCGCACCGAAATTCTCAGCCGTGACGATGGAGAGGATATCGGCGATCACGTCTTCGGCGATCTGCTGACCCTTCTGCGTGCCGAGCTGTTCGGGATCGAACATCGGCTGCCGAGCAATTTCCGCGGAAGTGAAAGAGAACGGCTTGTATTTGCGACGATCGACCGTGACCTCGCGAGCTTGTGTCTCGCTGCCATCGAAAACGTAAGTGCCAGCGAAATCCTTACTCGGCGCAGTATCGAGCGGGTAGTAGGGAACCGAGATCTTATTCGTGCCAGAGAGCGGCACATTATTGAACACCGTGCTGAACGAGCGAAGCGCGAGCAGCGGCTGGCGAAGAGCCAGGAGCGCGGCATCGAGGAACGTGTTGACCTGCAGCTCGGAAGCGATGGCATTGTCGCCGAGGCATTGGCCACGGGCGTTGCGGATCAACACGCCGCCCATGAGCTCGAGCGAGAGAAAGCTGACTGCAGCTCCCGCCAATGCGCCGTGCTCGCCAGCGAAGCGGAAGCCAATCGTGATGGCGATGGCAACGATCATGAGAGCCTGCGCTTTCAGGCCGAAGAGGTGTTTGAAAAATTTCATTGTCGTGGTGCGGTGGGTGCGTGGTGGTTGTGAGATCGGAAGTGTCAAACGCCGGCCTTGCTCTGCGACTTTCCGTAAGCGAGAAGCGCGGCCTTGTTCGCGCGGAAGAAGGTGGTTTTCTCGGCGCCTTTGAGGCCCTGCCACTTCTCATAAAGCGCGGCGCCGTCGCTGCCCGTGGCAGACTGCGAGGCGGGAAGCTGTGGAGCGGGGATGCCAGACGCAGCGACGATCTCGAGAGCCTGCGAGCTCGCGGTCGTCGCCGCGGCCTCGAGCTCCGTGATGCGAGCGCGTGCCTGGTCGCGCTCCTGGGTGAGCGTGGTCACCGAGGCGGTCGCCGTTTCCAGCTCGCTAGTGAGGCGCGTGTTCTCGGCGGTGAGATTTGTGATGGTGCCGCCGAGCTCGGCGGCTTCCGCGCGGGCAGCGTCGAGCTCGCGCTGCAGGGTGACGCGCGAGCTGATCGCCGCGCGCAGCTGCTCGCCGATCGTGGCGGGCGGCGTGGCGGCAGCGGGGGACGGCGAGCCGGCCGGATCGGCGGCAGCCTCGAAGAAGCACAAGGCAGAGCGGCGGAGAAGGGTCGTGCGAAGCATACGACCGCCGGGGCGTGTCAAACTTAGGCGCGCTAAGCGCGTAAGGAGAACGCGCGTTCTCCTTACGCCGCGAGCAACGAAAGCAGCTCATCCCAGCCACTCACCAGGCCATCGACGAGGCCCGTATTCACGAGATCGAGACCACTGAAAGTTTGGCCTTCCATCGTCGGCGCCTCGACCTGCGGACGGGCACCCGTGACAGCGGACTGGAAAAGATCGTTGATCTGCTTCACACGCGCGCGCAAGAGCGCCTCGTCGTCGGCCGTGAGCGGACGGCCAGGCAGACCGATGCCCTTGTGTTTGCCCTCGGCGAAGAATTGGAGCTTGATGCCCTCGAGCTCCATCTTCACGGCGGGATCCAGCCAGGCGAGATAGGTGCCGATGGAACCGACATTCGAGCTGCCAGTCGCGTAGATCTCCGAGGCCTGCGAGCCGAGCCAATAGGCAGCCGAGCACATGCTCGCGTCGGTGAACGCATAGACCGGCTTCGCCTGCGCGGCCGCGCGCACCGCGGCGCCGAACTCGGGGATACCCGTGACCTCACCGCCAGGCGAATCGATGTCGAGAATGATCGTGCCGATATCCGGCGCGGCTACAGCCTGCCGGAGCGCCTCCTGCGGAGCATTGATATCCGTGCCGCCGCCGCACGCTTCTTCCCATGAGCTGAGGTTCTTCGCGAGCGCGCCGTAGATCGGCACGACAGCGACTCCCGGAGCGGCCTCCGTGTAGAATCGGGGATCGAGCGTGCCGTCTGCTTTCCATCCCGGTCCGGCTTTCTGAGCGCGGCCTCCTGTGAAGGGATTTCGCGTGCCTCTCGCTGGCGGCTGCAGTCCATCCGCCGCGGCGGTCGCGAGCGCAACTTCAAACGGAATCTGCCCCGAGAGCCGGGGCAGCAAAAAGGAGTGGATCGATTGGAAACGCGCGGCCGTGACACACAGCGGCTGGCAATAGACGCGCTCGAAAATTCGTGGATAGTTCATGCGGCGAGTTGTTGTTCTTCCGGATTTTCGGCCGCGGCGGCGGCCTCGAGATCCTGTTGAGCCTGGAGATCCTCGGCAGTGACCGGCGTTTGTGCGCCAGTGATGCCTCGGAAGTTTTTGATGTCGTCCCAGGTGAGGCCGCGCTTGGCCATCTCTGCCTTGTGCCAGGCAACGAGATCGAGATCCTTTGCGAGCTCTTCGCGCGCGTCCTGACCGCCGAGCGCGTAGAGACGCTCACTGGTGATGAGGCCAGCCTGGAACCAGCGGAGGAAGATCGCGCCGTCGCGCCCGAAATCGACCGTCACCCGCGCGGGCGGAACCCAGCCGTGCTTCCACCACTGCGGATCCTGGCACGCGCGAAGACGACCGGCCTTGATCTCCTTCGCGATCGTGTAAATCCAATCCTGCGTGAGCCAGCTATCGACGAGCCGCTGTTGCTCCGTGGAAACGAAAACCTGGGCATCGGCCAGGACGTAGCGCACATTCGCGCCGCCGAGCTTGTAGATATTCCACAGCAAATCGGCGCTGAGGTTCGTGCCCGCGCAAATGTCGCGAATGAGGCTTTCATCGACGAAATCGCGGGAGTTCTGGTGCGGCCGCTCGTCCATGAGCGTCTTGATGTCCACGCCAGGCGGCAGTGTTGGCACCTCGCCGCCGCTGCCGAAAGCGAGCTTCACCTTCGTTTTCGTGCCATCGGCATTGTCGATGATGAGCGTATTGCGCCCCTCCATCGCAGCCTTGATCCCCAGCGCCTGATTTTTTTCGCCGGCGGTCTGGCCGAGATAATAGCCGATCTCCTGCGAACGCTTGATGCCCTGAGTGACGAAGCGCCAGATCTCGCCGACATCGATGATGCGATTGACCGCGTGTGCGAGCACCGAGACGCCGCGCGCCTGATCGGGCGATTCGTAGCGGCAGAGAAAGCGCACGTATTGCGCAGGGATGTCCGTGAAGCCAGGCCCCTCCGCGTCGGGGAAACGGTAGGCCTGCACGCGATCGAGCGAGTCGAAAAACAAGCCGTCGGTCCACTTCGATTGATCGAGCGTCGTGTCGGCGTTGCGAATCTGCAGGCCGGAATAGAGCTTGCGCAGCGCACCACCGTTCGCGCTCTCCGAAAATACGATCGCCGCATCGCCGTCTTTGAGGTCGGTCATCGTGGCCAGGCGCTGCATTTGCACGCCGGTGAGGCGGCCGTTCACGCTGTAGGTGAGCGGGGAATTCGCGCGCGAGTTATAGGCGGCCTCGGCGAGCTCGTTCCACTCCGTGTCGCGCGTGATGGCTTGAGGCCGCAGGCCAGAGCCGACGATGAGATTCGTGAGACCACCAAGCACACGGCGCGGCAGGCCGAAATTCGCGCAGATGGCGTGCACCTTGCGCGCGATCTCCGTGCGCGTGTAGCACGAAATTTCCTGCCGCCCGTTCAGCGTCGGCCAATAGACCATGCCGCGATCGGGACTCCAATTCGCCGCGCCGTAACCGGAACGGCCCCATCCGCCATACGAGGCCTGGAGCGGCACGACGGTGATCTCCTGCATGGCAGGAGACTCGACAATGGCTGGAGCGCTCGCGCGCGCGCGACGTGAGCGGCGACTCATAGCTGGACGTAGCGGCGGCCGTAGTCGATTTGCGTGGGCCCGCACGCGCCGGAGGAGGAGCCGTCGGGATCGGCCTCGAGCTGCTCGAGCGCGAGCTGCGTGGCCTCGAGCTGGTCCTGGGCGTTGAAGCGGCGCGCGGTCGTGGAGTTCCCTCCTTCGTAAGCAAGCGACGTCACCTCCTCATCGCCGGCCAGCGTGGCCTCGAGCGCCTCGTCGCGCATGGCCTCGAGCCAGGCCGCGCCAGTTCCCGCCGATTCGAGATTCTTTTTCCACGCCTTTCCCAAAAGGGCGCGCACTGTGACAGAGAGATCGGCCATGCCGGCAGAGCGGTGTCAAAGTCTCACGCGGCCTGCGCGACTTGCTCGATTGGCTCTGGCGGCGGCGCATCCGCCGGTTTGAAGTATGCCGCGATCTGGCTCCACAGAACGAGATGGAGCTTCGTGCAATCGCCGTAGTCATTCGGACCGAGCTTTATCCACGTCCATTTCGAGTAGCCCCACGAGCCTTTCTCCTCCTGGTGTTTCTCCATCATGTGCTCGGCGAGGAAACCGCGCTCGCAATCCGCCGGGAACCATAGCCTCGGCGCGCGATTGAGCCCCTTCGCGATATCGTCGAATTTCAAGATGCGGATCTTGTAGAGGTCTTTTTTGAACGCATCGTCGTCGTAGTGATAGACCACGAGCGGCTCGCCCTCGAATTCCGTCATCGACTCCCACACGAGATGCCGCACCTGCATCGTGCCGGCGCGACCTTTCGAGGGATGAAACAAACCGGCCGATCGCAAGCAGAATGGCCGCACCTCGCGCTTCGCGCGGAACCCTTCATCGATGAGACCGATCTTCACGCGCATCGGTTCTTCGAGGCCGGGCACGGCGATAGGCTCCTGCGCGATCTCAATGAGATCGTCCTCATAGGCCGCGTCTCCGTATTGAATGATGGCGATTTCACCAGGCCAGCGAATGGCGGCCTTCGACCACTTCAGCACGTCGCCCTGTTTGTCGCACGTCATGGTGATCACGTCGGGAATCCAAGGCACCTCGCCGCGCTTGTATGTGCCACGGAGCTTGAGGACGTCGGCCTCTTTCACCTCGGCCTGTTTCTCTTCCCATGGAATGCCGAGACGGCCCGTGCGGAAGGCCTGCAGCTTCGCGAGCGAGCCGCTTTGATTCGCATCGATGAGCTCGAGCGCGAGCTTCGACCAGGGGACGAAGAGCGAATAGAGATCGCTGACGTGACTCGAGCGCTTGCGCGGCGAGTGCCGAGGATTTGTGATCCGCCACTCTCCGTGCTGGACCATCCACGACTTTTGATCTTCGTGGATCGGCTGCCGGCAGTGGATACACTCGTAATAGGTCTCTGCAGCGACGCGCTGCAGGTCGTATTCGCCGGTCAGATCCTTGCAGTGCGCAAACTTCAATTGCTCGCAGACCAACTCCTGGAACCCGCCACAGAGCGGATGCGGGCAGGGCACGAAGAGTTTTTCGCACGTGCCGGTCTTGTATTCGCGCGCGAGGATGTGATTCGTCGTCTTCGGGCGGCCGATGATGTAGAGCTTCGCGCCAGGGACAGTCTTCAGACGCTCACGCACCTTATCCACATTGTGCATCTCGCCCTTCGGCGGCTCCGGGTGCTCGTCGGCCTCATCGAAGATCCCAACGCCAAACGGGTTCGAGGTCAGCTCACCCGAGCTGCCGCCGCCCGTCAGGTGAATGGTCATCGACGGCAGGTTCAGCATGAGATTGCTGAGCTCGTCCTCGGCAACCTCGCCAATCACTTTGTTCGTGCCACGACTTTCGCGGAGGCTCGGCAGGAGGCGGATCTTGCAAATCTTCTGGGCCTGCTTCGCCGAGTGCGTCGCGTAAAGCGTGTTCATCGGCTGATGCACGACCGACCAGCGCACGATATTCAGCACGGCCTCGGTGATCGCGATCTGGGAACTCTTGATGATGACGTGCTCGTCCCAATCTGGGTCCGTGTGCGTCTCCTGGATCGCCCGCGCGTGCGGCGTGAGCCGCCAATCGTAGAAACCTGGGTGACCCGGCGAGGCCTTCTCATTGAGCCAAACCGCGTGCGAGGCCCATTCCCAGATCTTCTCCGTCGGCCGCGGCTGGCAAAGCTGCAGCACCAGACCCACAACCAGTGAGCGAACGCGCGAAATCATACCTCGCCGAAAAACGGATGCCGTTGGAACTCGAGAAACTGCCGATCGCTTTCCTGATCCCAAATCAGATCCTGCTCGCCCTGATTTTTCCCCGAGAGCAGCGGCCGCACGCGACGGATGAATTGCCGCCACGTCTGGAAGAGCGGACCGAAGATTTCACGAACGACCTGTCTCACCTCTTCAGTCGGCATGAGCTCGCCGCTATCGACGAGAATTTTACCGGCGTCCTTCTCAGCCTTTCGAAGCGCCTCCGACAGCCGTTCCCAGGCTCGCTGCCGCATTTCGATGCGGCCCGGATCAGGAGGATCCTCGGCGAGAGCCTCGGCGTAGGCGCGGCCGGCCTTTTCCTCAGCGAGGCGCAAACGCTCGAGCGCAGCCAGCATGCCGATCGCGCCAGGGGACGCCTCCCGCACGGAAGGCACAGCGACAGCCGCGACAGGCCCAGGCAGAGCAGCAACAACCGGCTCCACAGTCGCCGGCACGGAGAAGAGCAGGAGCTTCGCCGGCGGCCGTTGATCCATATTCCGCGACCACCATTCCGCCATCTTCTCCGGCTCATCGAGCGGCGGGAGATCGTTCGCCTTTTTCCCGACAGCAACCCAGCGCTTCACCGTGCGCGAAGAGCATTCAAACTGTTCCCCGTAGAACACCATCGTGCGCCGATAGCGCCGCGATCGCGACGACTGGTCCGCGCCAGCCTCAGCCTCAGAATCAGCCGCGCCCTCCGGCGCATTTTGGAAAATTTTTTCGGGGCACAACTCGTCACCCGCCCCTGATGATTCACCAGCCAGGGGCTCGCCCGGCGCCGTATTCGGCTCTGGCGTGATCGCGCTTTCGTCCACGTCCCCCCATGCGTGTCAAAAATAGGGACACCGCAGAGGTGACAAAAACTTTTCCGGGGTGCCGCGCTCGAACAGCGTGGGAGACATTGGAACTGCACCCTGTCGCTAAAAGTGAAAGAGATTCCTTGTGCGGGGGCGTCTCGGGGTCAAAAAGCCCTTATTCGGTGAATGACGGTGACACTATGAAAGGACAATAATGAACGTCACTCTTACCCCTCTCTTCATCTGTCGTCATAACCCCTTGGAAATTCGCTGTTTCCATGATGACGAGTAGGGGTGACAAGAGGTGACAGAATGAAAAGACAGAAGGAAAGCGCAAGGCGCAAGGGTGAGAGCGCGACGGCCCGTGAGGCGGTCGGGTGACGAGACGGTGTAGAGTCGCGACGTCGAGTGACGAGACATCGAGCGAGCCTGCGGCTCGAGAAGGGATGAACGAATGCTGCGCATGATCGAGCGCGGCTGCGCCGCGAGAGCAGGATCGAGAGGGGTGAACGCGCGTTCGCCTCGAGCGGCCGCCGGCGTTAAAGCCTGGCGCTCACTCGAGGCGAATATCGAGGCCGCTTCGCGGCGAGCAAGACGCCCGCCGCAGGCCGTTATTTAATCCTCATCGCCTGGCTCGTCATCTGCGGCGGATGCAGCCGGCGACGTTTCGATCGCAAGCTCCTGCGCCATCACCCGCTTCCCGTCGAGAAAAACCAGAGGATACGTCGCGCCGCTCTTCTTGCGCTTGTGCGAGAATTGGAACGTCCGCGCCGGATCTCGCCGGTCTTTGAGCTTCTGGCCCCGCCAGCGCTGCATCTTGCGGCCGAAGCGCTTGTTCGCCGTGTCATCGACGTCGCCCTCCGTGCCGATCATGTCCTCGAGGAGGCCTTCCCCGCGCGCGATCTTGATGAGCTCGTCGCGCGTAAGCGTGCAATCTCCCTCCTGCCGCGTCGCGGCCGCGATGAGGAGCTGCTTGATCTCGTCCTCATCGACCGCGCCGCCAACCACGCCTTCCGGCGCCGCGAGGGGATCCGCGAAATCGCAGCACGTGACCATGCCGCCCATGATCGACGTCCACTCTTCATACGTCTCGAGCGGTGTAGTGTGCAGCGGCTGATCTTTCGCCAACCAGGCACGCACGATCGCGTTGCACGCGGCAAGGAACGACGCCCGCGTTTCCTCGAGGCCGAGCCATTGCGGCGTGATCCGGAGGTTGAATTTGCGGCCCTTCACCTCTTCCTCGAGGAAGAGCTCGATGATGAGTGCGCGTCGCTGAATATCTTCTGACGTCTTCAGGTCGTTCGCCGTGACGAACACCTGCGTGACGTTTGGCACGCGATACATCTCGGAATTCGAGTGAAATTTGCGGCCCGTGTGCCAGCTCTCGGTCGTCCAGCGATTGAGCGTGTTCGATCTCAGACCACCGCCGATGTCGTCGAAGAGCAGGTAGGGCTGCATCGACTGCGCGACGGTATCGAGCTTCACCTCCATCTTCTCTTCATCCTTGGGAGCACCTGTCGCGGCCGCGAAGCCGTGCACGGCCGCGACCGACATTTCCATGAGGCGCGTTTTGCCCGTGCCGGGCTTGTTGGCAAAATAAGCGATGATCGGGAACAGCGAGCCTGGCTCGAACATCGCCCTGCAATACTGCCCGACGACCGCCATCACGTGCAGCGCGAACGATCGATTGAGGCCGAGGCCCCATTTCGTCGATGCCTCGGTGGCATTCCAGGGAAACTGTCCACACACATCGAGAAACCATTGCTGAGCCTGGCCGAGCGTCCAATCGCGCGCGTATTTTACCGCTTCGACCGTGTAGATCGCGCTCTCGACGTCGTAGCCTGGCTCGAGGAACTCCACGGCGCCGCGGACCTCGCCCTCCTTGGGCTTTCGCCTCACTGGCAGCACCATCGTGTGCACGGCCGTGAGCGGCCGCAGGCAGCTGCGAAAGATGTCCGTCTCGAGGATCTGCGCGGCATCGTCCACGCTCAGCGAATCGCGCACGCGCCGGGCGCCAGGCGCGCTGAACACGCAAAAATCCTCCGCCCACGCGGGGAAGCGCTTCGGCGTCATCGCCCGCATGTCGCCAGTCTCGTCTTCCACCGTCACGATCGTGTCGTTTCGGAGGAAGATGTTTTGCACGGCCAGCGTGCGGCCGAGCTCGAGAGCGAGACGACGGATCGGCATCGTCACATCGATCGTCGGCGCCAGACGCACCACTCCCGGCAGATCGATGCCGATCCGCTGAGCCTCTCCAGCAAGCAACTGCGCGTGCTCGGCCGGGATCTGGACCATCGGCTGCGCGCTCACTTACGCACCTCCGGCAGGAGCTGGATTGCCGTGCCATCTGCCTTCGGATTGAGAAATAGCAGCCGCTGGGCCTTCTGGCCGCGCAGGCAGCCAGGCAGGCGCGAAAGACGCACGGCCGAGAGCGCGCCGGGATCCGCCCCGAGCGGACAGACGATCTGCCGCAGGTAATCCCTCGTCGCATCCCACACCGATTTGCTCGGCACCTCCATGCGCACCAGGGCATGCACAGAGCGGCCGCCGGAGGTGTAGATCGCCACGATCGGCAGGCGAAGCCCAGCCAGCACCTTTAGCCAGATCGCGGCCTCGAGCGTGTCGCTCTCGAGCACGAAATTCCGCCAGGCCGTCACGTTGATTTGAGAGCGCCGCGTCCAGCGGCCGCTCTTTTGCGGTGCCTGGCCTTCCTGCAGCTTGAGCGTCTCGTTCACCTCCCACAGCCCGCTCACCGGCTGCACGAGATACCACACGCCATCGCGACCTCCGGCCGGCAGATTGCTCGGAATTGCCTTCACCCCGCGCTCCTGGGAGAGACGATATCCACCTTTGCCAGCCCACCACAGGAAATCCCCCTGGGTCATCTGCGAGGTGAAAACGAGGATCCGATCCCCCGTTTGAAATATCGCATCGAGAAATGCGCCTGGCGTCACGCCGGCGACGTCCAGCGGCGAACGGCGAGCCAGCCAGCTTTCATCGATCGCTGGCAGGCCGCGCGTCGCCTCCCAGAGCGCGTAGTCATCGACTTCCGGCCGCGCCTTCGGGTTCGACCGCGGCTCGACAGCCACACCTTCATCACGCTTCGAGGGCGTGCCCGTGCGGAGCTCCACATTCAGCTCGTCGCCGACTTCCTGCAGGCAGCGCTTCCAGTCCCAGCCTTTCACATGGCCGAGCAGCTTCAGCCCATCTCCGACGAGCATATCGCCAGTCCCCTGCGAGCAAAGAAAGGTGCCGTGGCCGCCAATGTCGTCGAAGCGGAATCGATCCCGACCGCCGCAACCTGGGCACGGCCCATGCCGGCCTGTCAGCAGCTCAGCGCGCACGCCGAAGCGGCCGAGAATGTCGCGCCAACGGCCTTGCGCGGCCGCCTTCACGTCGGCGGTGAGATAATACATTGGCGCGGCTTTTCGCTCACGCTCGCTCTTGGTTGCGTCGCTCATTCGCAAGACACCGTTGGAAAAGTCAAAGTTCTACGCGCCGCCGACGTGGTGCCCGTCGGCCGGTGCTGGGGGATTGGAAGATTCAGGCTTGTGCAGCCCTCGCTGGATCTCGTCCACGATCGCGGCCGTGAGCCAGCAGATCAGCTGCTGTCGCGTTTCGATGTCCTGATGATAGGAGCACAGATGCTCGAAATCCCCTTGAGGCATATCGAGCACGCGCCGCGTCACATCCGGCGCGATCGCGACAGCGAGCTGTTCGGCGACGGAAATCATGGCTTTTTATTTCCGGTTGAAAGCCGCGATTCCAATTTCTCGGACATCTCTTTGCCGCGCACCAGGCTCTCCGCGAGCGGCGTCAGCTTCGGGCGAGAATATCCGTCAACGATCGGCACGGCCGGAGGCTCTGGCTTCATGCGATCCTGGGCGTCGAAATGCACTTCTCCCACGGTCGGGAAAAGCGCCTCGAGCTCCGCGACCGAGGCCTTTAGCGAGGCGAGGAAAAACTCCGCCCCGTCCACGCGGCTCGAGAGCTTTGCAAGCGAGGATCCTCGCACATGCGCATGCAGTGCACCGAGCACCTGGTTGCCCATATCGAGGCGTTGCTCGGCCCCGCCCTTTCGCCAGTCATGCGGCCGCGCCAGGATCGCGTTTCGCAAAACAAGCGCCGGCGAGCCTTCCTTGAGTCCGATTCCCGACACGAGCGTGCTATAGAATTCATCCACCTTTTCAGGATGCACCGAGCGCGCGAGCGCCACGGCCGCGAGCACGACCGCTCCCTTCAACCCCGGCTGTCTCGAGCGATTCTTCACCACATGCACAAGATGCGGCCGAAAGCGCTCCACAACACCGAGGACCTGGGGAATCGACGGCCGGCGCACGCGATTTGCCGATTGCAGCACTTGCGAAGCCAGCGACGTCGCCACTGCCGAGACGAGCCACGCTTCCGCAACGCCCTGCTCCATGCAGAGGGCATCTCCCACCGTGCGCGCGACACCGCGGTCCACGACGTGCATGGTGCGCGTGCCATCTTCTCCCTGAGTCGCCGGCACATTGCGGAAAATGACGAGCTTCACCGCGGCATCCGCCTTCACGATGGCCGTGAGACGATGTTGCCCATCGATCAAGTCGCCGCTGGTATCGAACGCGATTCCCTGGTGATTCACCAGCCATCGACCAGAGCGGATGTCCCGGACGAGCGACTCGACTAGGCTACGCTTCAGCTTTCGATTCGCACGATTGCGCTGCAGGAACTCACGCGCCAACGCCGGCGTCACTGCCTCATAAGAGACATCGAAGGGAAGGTCCATTTACGCAGCCTCCTGTTCCGCTGGCGTGCGATCGATGAAAGCGAAGCGCGCCTCTCCCACCTTGGCGATCCAGTCCTGTTTCTTCCCCGTCGTGCTGAACCACACGTGGACGTTCTGGCTTTTCACGCTGAGCGCTTTCGCGATCTCCTGCACAGTAACTCCCTCCGGCCCAGCCGCGGTGAGCAGCTCGCGGATTTGATCGACGAGCTTCACGCGAGTCGCCTTGGCTTTGACGGGCCGCTCGCTTTTTTCCGCAGCACGCAAATCCAACTCCCTTCGAATAGCCAGACAACGCGCGTTATCGATTCCGAAGTTAGCACACTCAACTTCGCGAAGCTCGTCATCCGAGGCATCTTGAAGCGCGACGCTAAAGCCCGTGGACTCCACATCAGCATGGCGGAGATCAGCGGTAGCATTGGTTTTTCCAGCCTTCTTCTCCGGCTTTTTCTTTTTCGCGGCCGCAGCGGCTTCCGCGGCTTTCTTCGCGTCGCCGCGTTCCTTCACGAGGCGCTTTTTGATCTTGGCGAGATCGACGTCGAAGGTCTTGAAGAACTTCGCGCCCTCCGGCTGCAGGCTGCCGTCCCAGAAGAAATACCACGTCGCTTCGATCTGTGCGGCGAGTGGGCAGATTTTCGCGGGGATGCCGCTGTCGATTTCGGCGCGCACCTCGGTGATCTTTCGACCGGTGAGCCGGCAGAAGGCATCGATGTTCTGGCGCTTGAGATACCGCTGCAGCCATGCCAGTGGATCGGCCTTCACCGAGCCGGCGAGCTGCTCGAGCGCGGCCTTGTTCACGGCCTTGCGTAGCTGGGTCTCCTCCTCCTGTTTGCGTTTCTCTTCCTCGCGATCGGCGGCCGTCATCAGCTTCGACGCCGCGCGATGGAGCGGATTCTTGATCTTGAACCCATTCGCCTCGGCAGCCGCGAGGGCCTTCTCAAGCGCGATGCCCTCGAGCTTGCCACCTTTCACGCGGGCCACGAGCACCGGCACACCCTGGCCGGCCGTGAGCTGGGCCCAGGTCTTTCCCCGCACGTCCTCGGGCAATGTGCCGAAGATGTGCGACTCCGGAATGTCGGCCAACCCCACGATCTTCGACGTGTAGAACGAGAATTTGCCGCCAGAGATCCATTTCTCGGCCTGCGCGGGCGTGAGCACCTTGCGGCCGTCGCCGATCTCGCCCTCGGCCCAGCGCGCGTGCGCGGCCTCCTCCTTGCGCTTGAAGCACGAGGGGTTCAGGCACATATCGGCGCGCGTGCCCGTCGTGCCCTTGCCGGCCACGATGTCCTTCGAGTTCTTCGCCAGGTGCGGGCAAGTCGAGCACGCGCCCATCTCGGGCACGAGCGTGGGATCCTCCGTGTCGAAATCCGCGCCCTTCGTGGATTTCATGTAATTCTCCGCGATGTGCTCCTCCGCCTCACGGAGCGACATCGCCTCGCCATGGAATGGGCTCTCCAGAAGCTCCGCCGTGGCCTGCAAGCGGAGCTTCTCGTCGGGAATGCGGCCGATCAGCACGGCCGTGCGGGGCTTCAGCTCGCCGGTCACGAGCGCCTCGCGCGCCGGCTCCGGGAGATTCAGCAGCTTCAGGCGCTGCGAGACGTGCCGCGAGGTGCACTTGATGCGCGCGGCGATCGTCTCGACGGTCCACAATGCCTCGCCGGTCTTCGAGTCGCGCATCTCGAGCATCTTCTGGTAGCTCTCGGCTTCCTCGAGGGGATCGAGGTCCTCGCGCTGCAGATTCTCGATGAGCTGCATCTCGAGCGCCTCGCGATCTCCCACCAGGTAGATCTGGCACGGCACTTCCTCGAGACCGACCGCCTCGGCCGCGCGATCGCGCCGCTCGCCGGCGATGAGGTCGTAAGGAGAACGCGCGTTCTCCTCATTTTCCGGCGCCGGCGAATGCCCATCCCAGCCGACGCACCATCGAGGCCGCACCCAGAGCGGCGTGAGGATGCCGCGCTCTCTCACGCTGGCAACGAGCTCGCCGAGGCGCTCGCGGTTGAAGGTTTTACGCGGGTTCGTCGTGCTGCGCTGGATCTCCGCGCGAGGAATCCGCACGATCGGGGGTTGCTGTTGCTCGCTCATGGTGTGCGTGGTTTCTTTTTTTTGCTGACCCCGGTGGGGTAGCGGTTCGGTTTGGTTTTGGGCGCCGACTTCGATTTGCCGTTCGCCCGGTTGTGATTCCCCATCTGCGCTGCCGCGAAGGTGCCGCGCGTTTCCTCGCGCTTGCAGCCTCCCCCGCGATTTCCGCGCACGCCGGCGGCCCGCAGGCCGTCGAAAAGCATGTTGATCCGCCACGCCTGCGCGGCGCGCGTGTCGCCCCACATGAGCGCGAGGTCCGTGCCGTTCATGTGGTGGATGAGCTCGGGCCGATACCGGCGCGCGAGCATGAAGAGCCGCCGCACTGCCAGACCAGGATGCGGGCCATCGGCGAAGATGAAATCGAAGATCCGCCCCCACCACATGCGGAAGAGCCCGCTGGGATCGCCGGCAAACTCCGCCTCGTCCTCGTGCACGAGCTTGTTGAAGCTCAGCAGATCCTCACGGAGCATCGCCAGTGTGGCCGGCGTATGCGCCTCCACGTGCTCAGTGCGGCGCGCAGCAGCGCGATCGAGCGCATCCTGGATCTGCCGCTCGGCCGCGATCACCGTAGGGGACGAGACCAGGCGCTCGGCCTGCCGCTCGAGAAGCTGGACCGCGTAGGGGGTAAGTTGCGGGGAACTCACGCGAGCACGCCCCCTCTCTCTTGCAGGATCAGCGAGATCGCGGCCTTTCGAGCATCGCTCTCGGCCAGTGCATCGTCGCACTGAAGTCCCTCGAAGGTGGAATCCCCACTTTGGAACGACCACCGCACGAGCCCATCCCTACTCTCAAGCGTGACCTCGAAATGGCCGACATGGAAACAGCGAGTCATCATAAAGGCAGCACCCCCAGCGAACGGAAAAGATTGGCGCAATTCGCATGGCGCGCGTGGCCGGTCCACGCCGGCAGGAAGCGGCGAATCGCCTCGTGGTCGCCCGCCGCGCGCAGGATCCGCAGCTTCCGCCGCGCGCGCTTCACGCTGTCGCGTCGCAGGAGCCGATGCGTGGTCCAGATCCGGAATCCCAGGAAGTTCACGACGCGGCTGATCGGCTGCAGGCTCCACTTCGACCACGCCAGGCGCATCTCCTCGCCGACGAACTCGTCGAGTCGCCGCTTGAGCTCGCGCAGCTCGCCGGCGTCGTTGCTGAAGATCACCGTGTCGTCCATGTAGCGCGTCGCCGTGCGGATCCCGCACTCATGCACCAGGAAGCGATCCAGCTGGTGCCCGTAGAGATTGGCCCAGAGCTGCGAAGTGAGGTTGCCGATCGGCAATCCCCGGCCGCTCGCCGGCGTGATCGTTTCGATCAATCGCAACGTCGCCGCGCAGCTGATCTTCCGGCGAATCTCGCGGTGAAGAACGGCGCGATCGATGCTCGCGAAGTATTTGCTGAAATCGAGCTTGAGGCAGTAAACCGCGCCGTTGCGCGAGAGCTGGCGCATGTGCATCTGCGCGCGACGCACGCCGTGGTGAGTGCCCTTGCCGCGCCGACAGGCGACGGACATCGGGAGGAACATCGCCTCGAAGATCGGCTCCACGACATTGCAGAGCGCGTGCTGCACCACTCGGTCCAGGAAGGGCAGAGCGAGGATCTCGCGCCGCTTCGGCTCGAAGATCGTGAAGGCGTGATATTCGCCCACCTGGTATGTGCCCGCCTCGAGCGCGGCCGCGATCGCAACGAGGTTTGCCTCGGCGTGTTCCTTGAAGTGGAGATGGCCGGCCGTCATCCGCTTGTCGCGTCGCGCGCGGCGATAAGCCTCCTGGAGATTTTCCGGCGCGAGGATGGCCGGCATGAGGTGCCGATATTTCTTGCCCATCGAAAATGAGGGCGCGGGTTTCGATCCGTCTCTCTCGGCCTTACTCCCCGCTATCCCTATCGTGTCGTGTGTTTGCCGTGGCAGGACGAACGGGCTGACCACCTGATTTTCCAGAGATCGGCCTCGGGTGACGGATGCCACTCCGAGAGCGCGGAGGAAGAGGCCAAAGGCATTCCTCGGAAATCTCGTGACGCCGACGGTCACAGCGGCCGCGCCCGGCGACGTTGTTGTTGCCGTTATTCGCGTTGTTGTTGTTGAGGCGGCGCGGGCCGGCGCCCGACGTCCTCCAATTACCGCTTCCCCGTTCATCCCTTGCGTTGCGCGGTTTTGATCCACGCCCCGAGCAGCGCGCCGACCTCGGCGAGATGCACACCGGCGACGCGGTGCACCCTCTCCGAAATCAGCCCACGCCGGGCCATGAAACGCAATTGGTAGCGCAGCCACGCGAGGCCCGCGTCGGCTGCATAGAGTTTGGAAAGCGGAGTGGAGGATTTCCCGGCCTCGATGAAGAGCCGCGGCTGCGCGAGGACCGCCGCAAGGAAGGTCTCTCGCACGACCGCGTGCCGGCGATCGATGGACAGTGCGCGATCGTAGATGTAGCACGAGAAATCGTCGTATTTCTCGACGATCGCGAGCTGCTGATCACAAACGATCGCGTCTGTTACAATGCGCTGGTCTGGCTTCATCGCTCCGCTTCCGCTTCGCTCAATCGAGGATCAGGTGGTCACAGCGGCCGCGCCCGGCGACGTCGTAGTCGCCGTAAACCGCGCCGCTGTCGTAGAGGCGGCGCGGGCCGGCGCCCGACGTCCACCAACCTCCGCCGAGAAGTCGGCACCAGTCATCGCCATCGCGATCGCGACTCCACGTCCACATGCAACCCGTCGCCTGCTCGAGGCCCCACGCGCTGCGCAGCCCTTCCGCGTGACATGTCGCCACCGGATCCTCTCCACAGCTCTTGCCCTCTGCGACGCCCTGCGCCGCGATCACGAATTCCGCGACCGAAAGCAGCTGCTTGCCGTGCATGGCGAGCACTTCGGAGACCTCCCAGTAGTTCGCCCGTTCGCAGCGATTCCAGGCCGTGCGAGCCGGCGGATCGTTGTAATCCGCGATGCGGACCCCGGCCGCGCTCGTGCCGTGAATGTGTGGCTCGGAATTGAGGAGGTAGATGTCCGCCCAGAACAATCCGGCGACGAGCACCATGCCCCGCTTGTCCGGGCACTTCGGCTGGAAGTTTCGATCCCAGATCGAGTGCGGGACGATCTTTCCATCCAAGCCGACATGGAAGCCTCCCAGCGCCTCGGAATGCGGCGCATTCACAACGAGCAAACGCTCATCGTCCAGGAGGATCGCGTAATCGCGGCCACCCACGAGCACATCCGGCAAAGTGATCTTGCTCGGCAGATCCTCGTCATCGAACTTCACGCCGGATTTCGCGGAAATCCGTTGAGCGTGCCGTTCGATGGGATGCCCGCACGAGCTGCACTTTCCCGTTTCGCTCGGCGTAGCCGAGCACTCAGTGACTTCAAACGCCGGCGACAGAATGTCCGGCTTTTTTAACAGTTTCATGGTTTTCTCCTTGGTTGCCCGGCCACACCGCGCGGCCGGAAATTCTTCAGGCCGCCTTCCGGCGTTTGAGCTCCTTGAGGAGGAGAAGTCGCCCTCTCCATCCAAGCCCCTTGCCCTCGCTCTCGAGCTGACGATCGAGCTCACTTTTGCGGGGATTCATCGCGGGCACCTCAGACGGCACGCCCGGTCCGACCGTGTAAAAACGTCCGTTCCTTTTCATGCGATCGGCAGCGGAATGGGATTTTCGACATCGGCGCCGCCCGAGGGCTGGAGGTGATAGAGGCAGTAGTCACCTTCGATGCAGGCCACGAAATAGAGGCTGCCCTGCGGACTGTGCGCATAGAGCCAGTCCTCCGGATTCGCGATATAGCTCCACCCCTCAGCAAGAGCCGGAGGGAGAGGAACCGAAGCCCCCCAAACAAAATGAATGGCGACAGCGAGCGTCAT